CTAACTTCCAATGTAAGGGGAATAAATTTCGTGCATGAGTCGCCATTCACGCAGGAACACTTCGCCAACGTCGAGACTCACATAATCATCACCTTGCATACCTTGTTCGCTGTATTCAATGTCGTTGACTGCACTTTGACTAAAGCCATTGTCAACGAAATGTTGGCGTAAATCTGACAGGAATTGGCTATCCGTGTAGATCAGTCCATGTTGCTCGCAGTTCCAATCCTGCACATTGAAGACCACAACCAGTTCAGCAAATTCAGTTTCCGTGCTGTCAAGGTAAGGCACATCAATGCTGACAATTCGAACACGGGCCTGGCGGTTGCTCCAGTAGCCATCACCAACGGTTTGAAAAACAGTTTCCACTTAAAATACCTCTTGGTTAAAACTACGTTCAGCCAGGTCCTTGCGAACCTGTTCAGCCGCGGCCTTACTGAGGCCGCCAATAACTTCCAGGGTCTTGACCAACTCCTCGGGGGTGATATCCTCTGTGTTGATTCGGTCAATACCTCGCCCAATGCTTTGAATAATAGCGCGAATGTCTAGCATTATACCACCTCTAGCATGTTGGCAGGAACACGAAACTTTCCTAGGCCCGTGGTAACTATCACATTCTTGAGTTTGATGTCTTCTACGGTGCCGGTATAGGTTTGACCATTGCGGTTGCTGACAAACTTGACCTTGGCACCACGGCGCAGTTCAAACAAAATACCACGGCCCAGTTGACTGCGAGCATTCTTGACAGCATCCATGATGCTGTTCAACTGCTCATTGGTAAAAGTGCCAGTGATAATGCTACGGTTGATTTCTTGAACGTTCATGATTGTCTCCTAAAGTTAAGCGTCTTGCAGAACAGATTCACCAACAATGACTTTGTCAAGTCGTTCCCAGCCACGGCCATATTTCTGTCGCGACCATAGAAAGTGGTCATGTTGCCGTAACGGCTTTCATATTCTTCTTGAGTGAGTCCACTGCCAATTTGGCTGAATGCATGCTTCTCACCAATTTCGGGTTGCAGGCTAGAAACATCGCCCAGAGCCACCAGGTGATTGGCTTTGGCCGAATCATAGTGCTCCTGGAGGATCACGCCGTTGTGATCAATATAGCCGTCCCAATGGCAGTAAACGCCTTTGACTACGGTGCCGTGAGTGACAGCAATTGCAGAACGAGTGGCCATTTAGGTTCTCCTTTGTGAGTTGATAGTGAATATTATACAGTCAATTGATGTGCGTGTCAACCGTTTTGTCCATAAGCCACAGCATCCAGGTCCGCAGACCGTTCAGCATAGGCATTGGGGTCCTGGACTTGTGCCGCGGCACGGGCCAGAGCAATATCCAACAGTTGGCCCGCATAGACTTCGATCCTAGTCTGCCCATTCTTTTGCGGTTGGCGCCAATAGGCAATTTGTTTGGGAGACAAGAAACCACGACGTTTATAGAACTGGGCCATGCTGGTCCCCATACGAGCATGGCAAGGGCGGAAACCTTCGCCATTGCGGTTAATGGTAGCCTCTGAGGCCTGCTCGGTAGCAGTCTGGCGCTCAGTGAGCACAACCAATGCACGAGCCACAGCACGGTCATTGGTGCGAAGCAGATTCACGATATCAGTCTTGGTGGTCATTGCGGTCTCCTTAACGGTTGAGGGCATAAAAACAAGTTTCAAAGGTGTGGCGCTTTTGGCACTGGTCCATGGCAGAACTGTCATCGAGCATGAACAGGCCCAAGACAATAACGAATGCAACAATCATCATCTTCAGCATGGTGATCCTCATCACAGGGTGTTGAGTGCAGGTTGCAGTTCAGCAGTGAGTTCGCGCTCACGAGCATGGGCCTGGGCCTTGCCGCGAACCACTTCAAGCAGGTAAGGCGTAAAACCTTCACGACCATACTTGCGAAGTGCTTCGCACAAGAACCAATCTTTGCTCTCGGTCTTGGCGCGGCTCAAGTGCCGGTTGAAGCGGCCGCGCACTGAAGCCAGTGCTGAGCCATCAACTACGGTTACACCAATGTAGGACTCGCCTGTGACATCACAGTAGAGTTCGTAGATCGCATGGTTGCGATCTGATCGGCGTTTGCGGGCGGTGGGTTTCTTACTGTTCATGCTCTTATTATAGCCGGTCTGGACCACAAAGTCAACCGTTTTTTGGTGCTTTTTGTGTTGTATTTTTGCAACACCCGCAAACTGTGGCATTTTTGCAACACAAAAAGCCCTTAAAAATCAATGGTTTAGCAGGGCTAAAAAACCCTTAAAAATCAATGACTTACAAAACCCTTACAAATCGTGGTTTTTGGGCCCAAAAACCCTGAAAAAATCCTGGGATTTTCAGGGTAGTTTATGCTGGTAAACCATTATAGGGTAATAAATAACAGGCCCAAAAGATTTGGGCAACACTTTGTCGCATAGAGTGGCAAAGACATAGACATATTGGCTGATGTTTATTCAGCAAAGATGTTGCAAATTTGAAGGAGCCAAATCATGGCCGCAAAACTCGTAGTTTTAAAATCAACTCGCCCCAACACCAATGTTCCATTTTACACAATGACAGCAGAACAGAAAGCAGAAATCCGTTCAAACGGACCAATTGCTACTGTTGGTGAAAAAATTTATGCCAACGGCTTGAAGCGTGTTCGCACACTTTTCTTTGCTCGTGCATCACAGTTTGCTGACTGGGAAGCATCAGCATTGGTTGCCGCTCGCAATGCCGATCGTGCCGCTTACAATACCGCAAATGGTATCGTTGAACACAAGCACGTGGTAGACATGCCAAACTATAATTTAGACGCCTAATTTTTGTGCTAGGCAAAAGGAAACCCGGGCTTGACCCGGGTTTTCATTTATATGTTAAATGTCAGTCGCTTTAACAACCTATCGCCTTCGCCATCTTCAAATTTAACTGGGTCTCGTCGATGAACACTGAACCAGTTGTCATAGACAACGATATCGCCATTGATCCAATGATGCTTGTATAAAGTTTCCTTCTTGCTTTCACAAAGCCTATAAACATTTTCAATAAATGCACCAGAATCAGCCACTGGCTCGCTGTTGCGTTCAATGTGATGCACCCATGCAGTTTGATTACGTCCAGGTGTAACATAGCAGTTGACCATGGGACTTGGCTTGCCATTAAGCGGGCTAGTCTTTAGGAAAGGAAACTTCTTTAGCCTAGTGCCAGGCTCATACATGTATTGTTGAACAACTTCAACACCATCAAATTGACGCTTTTCATCAGGTGTCATCAATTCCCATGCACGTTCGAGATTCAACCACTCTGTATCACCTGAGCCGTTCTGTGCAGTCTTGACCATGTATAATGCACGACCAGGAAAACTGTTTTCGTCAACATGGGCCATGTCTGCATGATACTGCATTTCTCTAGAGCCCCACATGTTGTTGGTCTGGAAATAACTGACTGGTGTAGTTTCCTTGTGTTTGATGGTGGTGTCTGACGGAGTCTTTTTGTAGTCTTCCTTGTCCCAGACACGACCAAACAAATTTCCTACAGCATGAAAACGCTCGTCGGGCAAAGCAGGCCCTAGACCCCTAATGACCAGTAGGCCTCTACTGACAAGACGTTGGCGCCATACCTGCGGTTCAGTTCTAAAAAGTTCGCCGAGGCTGGTTGTGTAAATGGAGCCCCAACTTTCAAAGATATTTTTAACGACCATAGCCTCTGCGATATGCCTCTTGTTCACGCTGGCGTTGTTCTTCGGCCATACGCTGTCTTACTCCACGCTCACAGGCATTGCGTTCGGGTCCTGGAGGAAATGGCAAGCATTGTTCAAATGTTGATGTGTGGTCACGGTATACCACTGGTGCTGGAGGTCTAGCACGATTTCGATCCATGTCATCTCCAACAGCAGAGCCAACTGCGGCACCTACCGCGGCGCCAACGCCAGTGGCAATAACGCGACCTGTTCCGCCGCCTATGGTGCTACCTAACACACCACCAGCAACACCGCCGACTACTGCGCCAGTGTCACGATTTGTAGCACAGCCAGTGAGCAAAATTGCTAGGGCGGCTACTGCAATGATTCCGGATTTCTTCATGATCATCTCCTTTGAATATTTATCTACGCATTTTACTGATGTCTCGGGCCTGCTCTTCGTTGATCACAGGCACGGCATTGCTTTTATGCATGGTAGCAATACCTTTGATCAACGTGCCTGTATAACGATTTGGCTCCTTTTTCAAACAAGGCGCCATGTATTCAGGATCAAGACTGGGAATATGCGGAGTTTCTCTATGATACGGCCGAGCCGTAGCATCAGTGGCCAAAACAACATGCGGTTGATGCTTGACCTTTTTACTAGGATCAATGTTGTGCCGCTTGAGCAATCTGCTCCATTCTTCTTGCTCACGAAGATATTGAGCCTTGTGTTCAGCACTACGAAATTTCATTGGCTTACGGCGACCTGTGCTGGTAGTAGACAACCAGGGGCCAACTAGGTGCATGCTCATAATCAAGCGAAGCGAGTGACAAAGAGAACAGTAAAAACAAAAATCATAAACACAGCCAATGAAGCATTTGAGCCATTGACAGTGAGCCAGAGTTTCAGTTGATCTAACCAATGCATGTTGAACCTCCTAGTTGACATGATGCTTGTAGTGTAGCATCACTGTCAATGTTTGTCAACGGATAAAATACTCGTCCAGTGGACCTCTAGCGTTTTCCTGCATTTTGGTCCAATAACTGCGTTTGGCACACTCTTTGCGGATCATAACTCGCCCTGTGAGTTGGATTGTGGCCCAACGATGGTCCTTGTCCATGGGAAAAATTACAACGCCAACAATGGCATCATCTCTGTCACTGCCAGGCATGTCGGCATAGATGTTACCAGTGTCGTGATAGGCAGGTTCAATTTTATTGCCTACCAAACGCACACTCATATGTTCGCGGTCTTCGTGGTTGGGGTTACCGTCAGCCCATTCAAATTGATCTACGTTTGTCATAGCACTATGTAGCGGCCAAAAGAAAAGGAGTGAGACCAAAGGTCACCACTCCTTCCCATCCCGTTAAACGGAATTAGGCTGATTTGATCTTGGCTACAAGATCAGCAAGTTCAGGATACTTGGCGTAAACACCAGCAGTAGCGGCCTTGAACTTGGCCTTTTCTTCTTCGCTCATACGAACAACAGCAATACCGTCTTCTTCGCAACGTGCCTGTGTAGCGGCAACATCAGCGATTGACAATTCGCGCTCGTAGCGAGCGGCAGCAACAGCGGCCTTAGCAACAACTTCTTGCATTTCTGCAGGAAGGCTTGCATACAGGTCTTGACCAATCAAGATTGATGTCAAGAACAGGCTGTGCTCTGTGTGGTTAACAAACTTGGAAACTTCGTTTTGACCAAGTGCATACACACGTGGGTATGTTGACTCACCAACTGTAACGTCGGCCTTTTCAAGACCATCTGTGAGTTCTTCTAGTTCCATAGGAACAACATCAGCACCAACAGCGGCAAATGTATCAATTGCTACTGGTGAGAATGATGTGCGAACTTTCATACCACGGATATCTTCAATCTTAGCAACGGCTTCGTTACCAGGGATAATACGGAAACCGCCTGAGTATGTAAAGGCAAGACCCTTAACACCGGCTTTTTCTGTAAGACCTGAAAGAAGTTGCTGACCTACTGGGCCTTCGAACACGCGGCTTGCGTGGTCGTGGCTTTCAAACAGGAATGGGAAATCCAATGCACGGAAGTCGTGATCGTATTGACCCAAAGTCACTGTGTAAGTCTGGCTCATTTCAATTTTACCAGCATTCAACAGATCAACAAGTTCGTGTTTGGTAACAACGATACCGTCATTGTATTTTGCTGAGTATTCGCTAAGTGTCATGACTTCGATGTCAAAGGCACCTGGTGCCAACTTTGCTACTTCGGCCTTGAAGACCTCTGCGGCGCGAACGAAAAGTTCGATTGGTTCGTGGGCAAGAACCCAACGGATTTTGGTAGACATGTCTAATAATCTCCATAAACATCAGCCAACTCTATGTTGGTGATTTGGTAGTAAACACAGCCCGCTTTGAGCCATGTTTCCTTGAAGATATTTAGTGGATCAATAAAAAAGTGCCACACTTTAGAGCAAAACGGTAGCGAATCGCTTGCTCAGGGCAGTGGCCGCCCGACGCCAGCATGGTCATAACAACCACGGTCCTAAGGCGTGTTTCTACGATTATTTAAAATATTTCGTGCTTCTTCAACTTTTTTATCGGCTCTGATACGGCCACTGACACTACCTTTGTGTCCTAGCGCCATGTCCCAATGTGTTACTGTTTCTAACTGTTGATCGCTGGCGCCCACAAACCAGTAAGCACCCACACTAAATCCGCCAGCGGCATTGATTTTGACTGCTTCTTCATTGATGGCTGTGGCGGCCTTTGTTGCTTCTTGTTCAATCATACCTCGGTTGTTACGCCATCTGATGGTCCAGGAGTCAGGATTGTAGCCTAGAATCTCGTAACCCCATTTTGCTGGATCTTTGTCAAATACACTGACTCCAGATCCATTTTTGTCATGAGTGAGTCCAAGTCCATTAAAAGTCCAAACATCTAACAGTTTGTCTCGTTTAAATCGTTCTACCCAAGCATAAGCATCTTCCACAGTATCACCGGGTAGACCAACTATCATTCCTGTGTGCAACAGCACACGACTATTTGCTTTGAAATCGGCCAATGCGTCAAACACACGTTCTATGTCCATTCCTTTACCAATGGCACGTCTTGCTTCAGGATTTAAACTTTCAAGGCCAATGGTGCCACCACGAATACCCAACTGGCGCAGTTTAGGAATCATCTCAGGTTTGGTAGCAATAAGTTCCGCTCTAATGTAACCACAGAATTCAAACTGCGGCAACTTTGCAAGATCAATAGCACGTTCTAGACGCTCTAACTTTTCCATGCTGTCATTGAAAGTATCGTCCATGATCTGATATCTTGTTGTGCCAAACAGTTCATAGTTCCTACGCAACTCTTTGGCTAGACTTTCAGGACTGCGGATGTATTCATAAGACTTTTTGCCAAGAAAAGGATGACTACAAAAACTACAGGTAAAAATACAACCTCTACTGACTTCTAGGCTAAGTGGCTGATAGGGTTTAAAGTCATCACCTTTTTCAAACACAGTTTCTAGGTCATCCATGTTCACAACACGATAATGATCATTGCAGTCAATGATGTGACAACCGTCGCTGTCAACTGTGAATTTTAAATCAGTGGTTTTGCCTTGTAGGTAGTGCAACAGTTCCACAAAGCCAATGTCAGCAAAGCCAGTCAGCCACCAACGAGTGTATTTTTTAAGTTCTTTAGATCCCTGGACCAGTGACATCTTGGTGCCACCAATTACCACTTGTATCCAAGGCCAGCGGCGATGAAACTCACGGAAAAACACATCACCAAACCAAGCATTTAAGTTTGGATCTTTCATGCCTTGATTGGATGAGAACCAAACATTACTAATGCCAAGAACCAAAGTATCTTTGGTGATGACACTTTCACAAATGGTCAACAATTTGTCGGAGTTGAGTGCCCAAGCAAAGTCAATGACATGACAGTTATAACCTGCTTCTCGGCAAGCGGTTCTAAGACGATAAGGCCCTAAAGGTCGACCTTGTGCATCTTTGAGTATTCCACCAAGAACAATTGCATGAGTTGTCATTTAACTTAGTTATCGTCACTTGGCGGTGGCAACTAGTCGTATGTTTCTAGCAATGTAACGATCGTCTCTGGTTGAGTCTTTGTCCAACTGATCTGCAGGCACATGTGTTTCGGTGTCATCCAAGGATGATATATTAACAACTTGTCCTGTGTTGTCGTCAAGGCCATAAACTTCAACGCTTTGATGATATCTGCGTTCTAAATCTTGCCATACTCGTTGGCCACCAGGACTTTGTAGCCGATCTGATACCAAGGTATAACCAAGTTTGACAACAATGTGATGATAGAGATCGCTGGCTTTGATTCTATTGCCGCGACTGGCATACACACCAGAGATGATAAGACTTTTGTTATTTTTAGGATACTTGGTCCCAAAAATAGTTAAGGTATTGAGCCTTGTTTCTGTATCAAACACATAAAATCTATACTCGCCTTCAAAATAGTCAAGGTAGAGATCTATACCGGCTTCAAGTCGTCCTATGCGTTTGCCTAATAGGTATTCTTTGTCGCGAGAGATTCTGTCACCTTGATTGGCCAAGTTTTCACTGTTGCCGCCTTTTTTCCTAACACGACTTAGCAAAGCAATTTCGTTGATCTTCATACTTGCGAAAAGGGATTTCTTGGACGATCGTATCCATCGTCTTCGGGATACACCAAATACTGATTGGGATTATCGCTTGGGCATTGGCGATTCGCCAGTGAGCCCTGTTCTTGCAAACCAAAGACGGAACCATTCGTCTGTGCCTGGTTTGATGTTGTGTTTTCGCATGTATTCTGCACGTTCTGTTCCGCCATGTGTTAAAGGACTGTTAGCACCGTCAGCATCTTCTTGGATGCCGGCCAGTTTCTTGAGTCTTGCAAGGTCAACTGTTTCTAAGTCTGTTGTTTTCATATCACTGCCTTGGCCAGATTAAACAACATCTCCAAACATACTTCTGTTCTTGTTCGTGTCTGTGCTTCACTGATGCTGGCATCATTTTGCACTTGACGGCGATAGTCTTCGATGAGTTCTTTGAGTTCATCAAATGACATTTGGTCAGATTCAAATGCTTCTACCAACTCACGAAGTCGATTACCCCATTCAGGATGTTCTGAACGTAGTGCATTGATTTGCAACATCAACTGTTGACGATTCACTGTGGCCATGGATTATTTCCTTTTTGCTTGAACTACTCGTTGAGCCTGTTCGCTCATGGTCTTGATATTTGTTGCTTTGTTTTCACAGTAGAGTTTGCTCATCTTGTCTTGAGATCTTTTATAAAACTCGTCTGTGGCATCGTTGATATTTTTTACAACAGTGATCACTGGTGAATTATCGTCAGGCAATGTGCGTGAATAGGCCAACAGTTCAGTGGAAGTTCTGTGCAATTGACCAATGGCTGTGACCTGTTGTTCTTTGGCAGTTTTAGGATCACACACCTGCAATACATCTACACTTTGAACTGTTACCTTGGAGACCAATGCGGCTTCATTGGCATCCCACCGGCTCATATAAAAATTAGCAATTTTATCTTTGGCAAAATAAACAGCGGCACAGCCATTGAGCATGACTGCCATGCTGACTATACCAACAAGTTTAAGTAGGCTGGTCTGTTTCATCATGTAGTGCCGAATGATGTTCTAAGTTATCTGCTACAGCGCCAAGATAGTCTGCGGCCTTAGTAAGGTATGATTGCACCCATCCTTCTAGACCTTGTTGTTCGTTGATTTGAGCCAACAACTCATAGATGCGTATGGCGTTTTGTGCAGATGAATACACTTGTTGACGTGCCATTTCAACTTCGTGATCTAACTCACTGGCTTCGCCAACCACTCGTTGACCTGTGGCCGACGCATTGTTGTTGACAAGACCTGCCAGTTTGCGAATGCGACTGACATCAATCTCTTCTTCAACGTTGACGCTGGCTAGGCCTTCGTTTAGTTGTTTATTGTTGCTCATTTCTTTGGATGCTTCCCGCCACAAATTGGGCAACCTTCATTGTCTACCATTACCATTTTCTACAACTCCAATATCGCGCCTTCCATCTGGGACCAGGATTGGCACAGTTATGTCTAGCACGAAAACTCTTGCGACGTGCAGGATTTGATTTTCTGATACGCATGTTGGGATCACCAAAGTTGACTTTGACTACTTTGCCTGCTTTGTTCTTCACATACACTCGGAATTTTTTTACATCCCCTCGTAATGGTCTGCCCAAAGGAACTTCACGGCCTTGATAGGTAGCCTCTGTGATTTGTGTTTGTCTATCTTTGGGTGCCGCAGTGGGAAAGAAATCAGCAATCTGATTTCTCATTGTGTGCAAGCCTACATCTGCGCTTAGGCTTGCTGAATATCGGGGGTCTCGGGCTTCTGCGGGGGTCTTAGCAACATAGCCACTGGCTTCTGCAACTTCACGTGTCTGTTTTGGATCTTGTCTACATTTCCACTTGCGGTCTGTGGAGCAGTAATACTTGCCATGAGTGCAGGTTTCTTCGAGTTCCTGGTAACCAGATTCTGAGAATTCATAGATATATCCATCATCGGTTTCGCCGACAATTAAACCCTCAACTACAGTTTCGGGATCGGTTTCAAATTCAACAATATCGCCAATACCAGGTTGGCTTAAATCTGTGATTTTCATAGGGCTATTTAGTTCTAGCCCTATGATAGTTTAAAGGTATTGCTTGGTGATTACTTTTTTGGCGCCTTCATAGTCACCCATTCTGCTCAGTGCCGCGGCTGTTCTTGCGGCATGAACAGATTCGGCCCATTCAACCAAAAAATTCCAAATTTTACTCATCATTTTTAAAATCTCCTGTCTTGTTCTAACAGCATAACGAACCGCTCGCATTCTTCCCAATCTACAAAATACACTACCAATTCTTCATTGTAGGGTGTCAGCGAGTGAACTATTATGGTGTCGTCATCAAACTGCGCTACTGTGGTTTCATAACCCCAGCAGTTAATCCATGGTCCCCATTTATGATAGGGCTGTTCTTTTAATTCTATGTCAAGAACTTCTAACAACATTTAAAGTATAAAAGGTGGCTGATTAGAGCCACCTTTCCTGATTGTGCAGACTTTAAATTAGTCCTTGAGACCTGGAACCTTAATGCCCATGGTCTTGTATGCGGCCACTGTTTGTTCACGAACAGCGTTAAAAATCTCAGTAGTAGCGTCAATCAATTTCTTGTTGAAATCGACGGTGGCAGTGGCAACTGTAGTAGTATATTCACGAGCCAACTTTTGGTTTTCTTCGAAAGATTTGGTAAAATCGTATGACATGTTACTTCTCCTTTAAGCAAGTAATTAAAATGTCTGACCCTTCATAGGCATCAGCAACACATTAAGTGTAACAGTATATATGTTGCGTTGCAACAGAGTTATCGCCCGTTTTAATTTAAAATGGATAAACTGCCTTAACATCAAGGACAATACTAAATATACCTGAACAAGTTGGAACAGGATGTTCCGGCTACTAGGCAAGGACCAAATTAACATGCCATCCCTATCCGTTACTATTCGCAAAGAAGGCGTTAACGCCAATACTGACGCATTCTATCCCACAGCAGAACAGCGTGCCTATGTTGTAAACACTTACATTAACACTGGCAAGATGTTGGAAGAAAAATCAAACGCAGGACCTGCACCCGGACAATCAACATCAATGACATTGACTTTGAAATTCTCAAACGTTGAAACCATGCAAGAATACATTGCTGATCCACAAATTCAAACAATTAAGGCTCAAGCAGATGCATTTTACGCCTCTCAAGGTCTAGCCGCAGAACGTTCTGCTGTTTTTAACTAAAAATAGTTTATTCATTTAAAAGCAAGGTAATTTTTACCTTGCTTTTATTTTGGCCGCAAATTCAAAACTGGCCAAGTTCTTGCCCTTGCTTTCGCACATGATGTCAAAATCATCAGTGAACGTTCCGGCCCAGGTGTTTACGTCTTGATTCCAATAGAAATCGCTGTGTGCTCTGAGTTTGGCTTTTTTATAACCTGCGTCTAAGAGGGTCTGAAGAGAGGGACGGGCGTGTCGGGAATGTTCTCCAAGTATATCTTCCCTAGAAACAGAGTAGTGTATGACAGGGCGAACACCACGCCAACTATCACGAATCCTTTTAACACGGTCATCAGTGCTTTCAATATATTCTCCAGTTTTAATCCAATGATGATGAATGTCCAATACCAAGGCACAATGGTCAACCAGTTCTAGGCTGGCATCAATGCCCCAACTCATTTCATCGTTTTCAATAGTTATAGTGTTTCTGGCTTCAGGTGATAACCGCGAAAGTATGGCCTTGATACCGTCTGGACCACGACGTCCTGATATATGCACGTTAATCTTAAAGTCCTGGAAAGTCTTGCCATAGCCCATCCAGCGGGCCATGTCTGCATGATATTCAAACTCCAGGATACTGCGTTCTACAATTTCGTCGTTCTCTGACGCCAACACACAAAACTGTCCAGGGTGGAAACTAAGTCTTACTCCCAACTCTCGAGCACGGGCACCTACAGGAGCAAAGATCTTTTCTAGGTGTCGTTGGATGTCTGCTTGTTGCCACCAGTCAATCCAGTTGGGCTCAGTGTAGCCCTGTAGCATTTCACTGCCTAGTCGAACCATACGCAAGTGCTCGGGCAATGAACCAACTCGTTCCACCATGTTCAGCGCGGCCTGTGCATTGTGGTTCATGATATCCCATTGGCGCTGTTCGGCTTCGTCTTTGTGCTCACGAAGCCAACGCATTGTGGTTGAACGACCGTTTAGGTCTCGGCTGTGCGATGTAGGTTTGCGACCAGCACACTCCTCTGGTGTATCAATCCATTTACAAGCAAAGCCAATTCGTCCTGTCATACATTACCCATTAAATGATACATGAAAATTTCTTCTTTAGGAATCACATAAACATTCCAACCTTCTCGCCTATAACTTTTATAAGCAGGAATTGATCCACCAGTGGCTCTAACAGCAATAAGAGATTTGCGACCAAGGTCTCCAGTTTTAATAGCAGGCACAATGGTTATCGTTGTTTCATTTAATTTTAACACCTTAAATGGAAAAGGTCTATTATTTTGGACAGCCAGCACATAGTCACCTTGATTGATTGGGCGACACATCATGTCTCTGTGATGCTCGTTTGGCTCAACACTGACTACATTTTTGGTAGCAGTTTTCTTTTTGGGCTTCTTTTTTGCGGCGATTGCAAATGATCCTGATCCAAGGAAGTTGCCATGCGGTGCCCATTGATTAAACGGCAAGGCTCCGGCTGTATTGCGTGTAGGGTTGCTGGGAAATTGAGAACGCTTAGTAGTCATTATACTCCTTAAAAAAGGCCGCTGTGCAAGGTTCTAACGGAAACTATCAAACAGCAAACAACAAACAGTAACCAGCAAATATGTGCTTTACCGCCTAGACTCATCAAATATCAATATAATGGTTGTGTCTAGGTTAGGAGGCTCTGGTGGAATCAGTTTTCAAGACTGAGATCCTGTAAGTTTAGATGACATGCAGTCATCAAGCGTTTCTGTCAGCACCTTGGACTGAGCGCGGCCAACTTCTCAGTCAAGTCCCAGTTCAATTAGCACAGAGGCTATTTGCTCAGGAACTTCAAACTCGTTGCGGACGTTGATGGTGACCATCTCGTCCTTGATCTTACGACGGCGTCGACGCACATTGTCTAGTTCGCCCTTGGCGCCTTCAATGATGGCCTTGGGCAAAACATTGACAGAGATTTCGTATTCACGACTGCCACCGTAGATAGAAACTTTTTCGTCCTTGTTTTCTCGACGTGCGGCAATTTCTCGCTGTAGCACATCAAGTTCTGGTCGAGCGTCTGCTTCGACCAAAGTTGTAATTCGCTGTTCCATGGCCGCCAACATGGCATCTTCTGCCAGGTAATCAACAATACCAAACTCGGCATTCTTCCTGGCCACAGTGGCACGGAAGTATCGATTGGCTTCCATGAAACGACTGACACGTTGAGCAGTGGCAATAACCTTAGACGACTGTTCGTCTAGCCGAGCCTGAATATTTTCTTCAAACAGGCTCACACGCATTTTGGTGTCTTCTTGACCAATGCGTTTGATTTCGTCCTGGATGATTTGCTGGACCACAGCGGCCTTGCGTAGATTGATTTGCATGGAGATATCCTTAGAGAAGTTTTTGAAACTATGTTGCTATTATATGTGAAAAGTCACTGTTGGTCTACGGCTTTTTTAGCCTTTTTGCCTGGAACGGTAAAACTACCTTGAGCCTGTGCTACCAATGGGCCAGAAAACTTTGGCACAGAGTAAACACGAGCATCCAACAAAATATTTGAGTCAGTGCCCGTCAAGTGCCGGACTTCTGCAAAGAGCCAACGCTCGACTCTGGCAGGTCTCACAAACTGTAGATTTAGCGTAATGGTCCAACCAAATCCGCCGTCAGTGAGTCTCCAACACATACTGCCCATACAGTGGTCAACAAATGTGGCCATGACTCCACCATGCACAAATCCTGCAGAGTTTCTATGATCTCTGCGGGGATAAAAAGCATAGTGGGAAACAGAACGATCCTCTGTGAAGCGATACCAAATCTCAAAGTCACGCTGTATAGCATCGTCCCAGCCTTCGCGTAGGACGTAGCCTTGTTCTTTTAATTGATCTCTCATGACTTTATCTAGTCATGATTGTCAGCGTATGTTAGCCTTTAAGCAGTTTACGGATTTGGTCTTGAACAGATTCAAACACTTCAGACTCTGAAGCATCGTCAGCAACGTCTACTTCCTGGTCCGGCAAACTGGCTTCAAGTTCCCAGATAACGTCACCTGGCATCCATTCATCCAAGTCTGCGCTTAGGCTGTCGCCTCGGTAGGCACCGTCTTCAGCATTGACTAGATAGTCCTTGAGGCTGAACAAGTAACAGGTAAACATGCGGTCATAGCCGTCAAGATAAACGTCGTGCATGATCACTTGATCGTCATCAATGTAGTCGCCAATGTGATCCTCTAAGATCTCAGTCAGCAACTCAAATTCTTCGTCTGACAGTTCTCTGCTTACGCATACTCTTAAATTGCACAGTGGTTCGTAGATCTGTTCCATGATAGCATCTCTTTAAGATGTGATACCACCCCGTTGTGGGTTGGTGAAAGGCATTTTTAAATATCTGTTGTTGCCGTCTTGCAAGTATGTAGTGCTGGTATAAAGATAACTGCTACCTTCTTGCAAAACGTTTTTCATCGAATGGTCAATGACAAATTGCTTGGCTTCTGCAGGAGTCATAGTGGGCCGGGCTTGTAGCACACAAGCCAACAGACCTGTGACCTGCGGACATGCCATACTGGTTCCGTCAATCTTTCCAATTCTATAAGCACTATTTCTAGGATCACTGAGACTGCCATAATTGTTACTCAAGGCACTCATGATTCTAACACCTGGAGCATAGACATCCACTCTAGGACCTGTTTCGCTGAAATAGGCCTTGCGTTCTGTGGTAAAGTTATCCACAGCACCAACGTTGATCATGGAACTGGCACGAGTTGGGCTAGAACCTCTATGATAGTAAATGTTTTCACTGTAGGCACGATAATAGTTGTCGTAGTCAATGCCACCCATGACATCTGCCTTGTGAAGATAGTTTCCTGCGGCACCTACCATGATGACACCTGCTGAGGACGCATTGTTCACAGATACATCAAGATAGTTTACCACATAAGGATGCAGTGAGTTGATCTGTCCGTAGGAATTATTTCTAGAAGTAATATTGTATTGTGTTCCACGCCACACGGTATATTGCATACCAGAATAACTGCTACGATACCCCCAACTGTTGGTGCAGATAGTTGGTCGTGTATTGCCGGCAGCAATTTTTTGCAAATGAAATGCACGAACCAAGTCAAAGGCAATGTCTGAACTGATAGTTCCTAGGTAAGCACCATTGGTGATTCTTGCACCACCAAAAATTCTAATGCTGTAAATTGCGGCACCAGGTGCCCAACCACAAGTATTGCCCGCGGCAATGCCGGCACAATGACTACCGTGTCCGTCAGCATCGCCTAAATATCCGCCAATGCTGGCCGCACTAGGTGTGCCTGGCACACCAAGACTGGCCCAGTTGAAATCTACTACACGACTACCGCCGGTGCCGTCAGCATTGACAGCAAATTCAGGATGGCCTGGTTCAACTCCAGAATCCATAACAACAACATCAACTCCTGTGCCATCTAAATTATAGGTATAATCCCCGTTGACACTGGTTGAACTGATAAAAGGGTCGCTGTTGTTTATGCATCGAAGTAGTCCCCAATTTTTCATTGTGGCCGATGTTGCGTTACTTTTGTCGTAGAGTGCTGTTCTAGTTCCAATGAACTCTTTTTTTACGTCATCCTGTAGATCTGCTTGCAGTTCCACAGTATCAATTCTCGAATCCTGGCGAATTAGTTCTGCTTCCTCATCAGTGAGATTGAAGTGAGCACACCATTCATTGAATGGACGCTCGTTGACCACGTCTACTTCTCTGGTGGGAATAAAATTATCGCCAAGTCCGTCTTGGGTCAATTCGTTCCAGAGTCCAGTATCCCAGACTGCTGGATCTTTAACAGTTATGATATATTCTCTTTCCATGTTCTAGTTCCTTTATTGACCAGATATAGAAAAATCATCACCGCCTGTGAGGTCACCGTTGGCCATGTCTTTCCATGCTGATCCGTTATACCATACAGGCCTTGCGCTACCAATTGTGGGGTTTGAGCAAACAGCAATTGCACCAAATGGAACTCCTGCCAATGCTTGAAGTTGTGCTAGGGTGTATGTTGGAATCTTTGGCAATGAAGAAAATGTAATCCAACCTTCGGCTTGCAAGTTAATGTCGTTGTTGCTGGTAATGTTTACTGCACCAGTGCCAGTGAAGTTTAGGTCACGAACATTGACAGTAGTAGCAGTGACGCTGGTAAATGTAGGATCTGAGCCTACTTCACCGCCGCCGCCACCCCCGGTAGCATCAGTATCATTGATCCAGTTTGTCCCATTGTATTTTAAAACTTGTCCTGCGGTTGGACTTGAAATAACAACATCTGCCAAATCATTGATATTGGTTGGTGCAGGTGTGCCTCCACCTAAGACGCTGTTACCATCGCTGTCAACAATATCGCCACCGGCAGGAAGTTCTAGTTTGCCGTCGCCTGTGAAATTCCAACTCACTGTGCCAACGTCAATGCCAACATGGTCTTCGTCAACCCAAACATAGTTTGTGTCATCGTAGTTTAATTGAACCCATGCATGGCCAGCAGGAGAGTAAATGTCCATTCCGTCAAATGGAGAACCCTGGTGCACCAACTGTGCATTACCTACTTGTCCACCATTGGCAAAGTTAATCAAATCATCTGCATCAAAGATGGCATCTCGAGCACGTTCTGTGGTAAAATATAACCTAGATCCTTCTTCTAAATGCGTAGTTGTTTTTAGTAAAAATCTAGTGTCAAAATGATAGTCGGCGGCACCACTGGTAAAGTATTTGTTTGTTGCTCCTTCAGGCAAATCGTCTGAGGTTTTACTGCCAAATACTCCATTAACCAATGTTTCCACTGTGGTAGCAAAACCAGCATCATTATTGATGGCATCTGCTAGTTCCTTGAGCGTGTCTAAGTATTCAGGAGCACCACCCACTATGGAAGTGATAGCATTGCTGACTCTAGTGTTTACGTCGTCAATGCTGGCAAACCCTTTGGACACCAAGTATTCTTTAAAATTGCCAAATGTGATCTTTTTGCTGGCAATGCCATTGACCACAGGAATGATATCGCCATCGGCAATATCTGTGTCATCTGCCGCTGGCAGTTGAGAAAATTTAATTTTTGCAATTGTCATTATGCACTAACCCTTGTTAAGGTCACATAGATTGTGAAATTTGCTGAAGTGGTGCTCGTGCATTCAACACTAAACGTAGTTCCGTTGGATGTGACAGCAATATCGCCATCAAAATCTTCTTGGAACGTATCTGTAATTCTAGTTGTTGTAGTTCCAGAAACAGTTCCGCGAATATGACGTGCAACTGTTCCTGTGGCATCTTTGGCCAGCAATTTGATATCATAAAATTCTACACCAGCAACAGCAATCTCGTTGCTGGCACGATCAGTAGCCATCACTGGAGCACCATTGACACTGGCAGTCAGCACAAATTGTCTAACTTCTGCGCCTGTGCCAGCACCCAATTGAAATTCTGTTGATGTTGTGCCGGTGCTGTTGTTAAACTGTCGACTCATAGATAGGTTACCTCTACACGAACGCTACCTGTGGCAGTATTGGCTGGCACTTTTAATGTCACTGCTTCAATCAGTGATGTAATGTAATCTGTTTCAACACTATATGCACCTACGCTGGCACCGCCATTTTGTTCATAGTTCCATAAACCAGTGGCACCAACTTCGACTTCAAAGTTAGGTGGCGTTGTTAGGTCTGATAAAACCACAACAGAAATTTTTAGCAGTCTACGCCCTGCGGTAATGGCACCAATTTGAATGTCACCAGAGTTGGGGAATGTATAGACTGCTTCAATGGTTTTGGCATCTGTTGATTCACTGCGCTGGTTTTGGAATCTAGTCCAAGCACTACCATCCCATAGGAATAGTGCCCACTCACCATTGGCATCGTCAATGACGTAGGCTTGATCACCAACCAATGGATAAAGGGCATTACGTGCGGCAATGTCTGCTACTACAGTGGTTTGACTTGAACGCAGACCTTGTTCAATGTTTAGACCCAGTGCATATCTACCGTTCTGTCCAGACATGACGCCTGCATCAGCAAAGAATGTTCCTTGAAAATCTCTAATGGTCAATGGACCACCGTCTTCACGTAACAATCTAAGTGCAAATGTTGAAGTGTTGGCAGGAGTTGATGCAGGCAAACTTGAAAGAGAAGCGGCACCAGCAAAAGCATTGCCATTGGCATCGCTAATGGTGTTTACAATGGTAATGGCTCCACCAGCGTTGTTACGCAATTTGATTTCACTGCCGTTGACCACACTGGCAACAACATCTGGCACACCAGCGGCATTTATATCTGCAATCATATCATTGGCGTCGGCCACTGCGGGATCACCATAGGCTGCGGCACCTGATGTGGTGGTTGTAAAGTTTACAGTGATGCCATTGATTTCTGCACTAAATGGAGTGTAGCCTGCAACAATACCATAGGCACTACCTTGTCCTGCGGGATCAGATTGTGTTTCAGTTGCGGCTCCAACTTTAACTGCTGTAACGCCATGATTAGAAGTTTCAGCATTGATTTGTGTTACTGCATGATTGACATTGTATTGTCCAGCGCCGCTTGATAATGTTACTTGAACTCTGTTGATTTCAACAACGTCGCCATCATTGCCAATGGGGTCAATACCGGTGCCTGTGGTTGATGTTGCAACAGCATCAGCAATCTTCATAAACACAGGTCTTGAACTAGCAGAATCTGTAGTCAAATCACCTGTGCCGTTGACGCTGGGATATAGATAGTCTCCAACTGCGCCTGGAAGTCCTGGCACAAAGTCAATGATACCATTGGCAGGTTTCAAAACAAACTGATTGGGTCCAGGACCTGCAAATACCACAGTTCCAATAAACTTGTTGACGTTGTCAGTGTCACTGAGAACAAATTCTTCATTCTCAATACAAATGGCATCGCCTTGCTCAAAACCATGGTTGGTTTTTTCCAACAAATAATTTGTAAGTGGATTCATGTATTGGAATCTACTCATTACGTTGGTAAAGAAATCTGCGGCTGCTTCTCCAGGAACAGGATCCAACATTGGAAAACCCAGTTCGTTAATTTGGAAGAAGATCACTGTGCCAGGAGTTCCAAACAAGCCAAAGCCTGTGGGATCTCTAAATGTATTGTAGCGTAGTCTATCTTCAACAACAGCAGTGAACGTATTGTTGTCCTTTTGACTAATGCTCATGATCTGGCAAACTTTACCATCCTGAGCACCTGCTACAAAATCACCTACTTCAATGTCTTGTGCATCAAAACTAAAAGGAGTTCTTGTAAGGTTGCTACCGTGACTGCGGCTGTTGACAGTAAATGACACTTCCCAACGATAGTATTGAGGATTGGTGCCGCCGGACCAATAAGGATCATCAGCACCGTTGGCATAAGGCCAAAGTGAAACTGGAGTGAAAGAGTCAGCCGTGCCTGACAATACCTTTGCAGGTTTGTTTAGGCCTACGAAACTGGTCTTCCAAGCATTGATTGACATCCTACGCCCTTTTAATCACTGCTGAGTAAGAATTGAACCACTGCGTGTGTTGTCTGTCCTACTGCGGCACTAGCACCTGTTAAGGCTTTGGTCAAACTCAGTGTCATTGTATTTGTTGCAGAATCAAAACTTGAAAATGCTGTTGGGCTACCGCTGGTTCCACCACCTGCAATTGTTCTTGTGGTAAAGTCACTGGCCAAGGCACGTGAAACAAACACGTTGCTGGCTCGTTGATAACCATAAACCATAGTGCTGAGTGGAGGGCATGTGCTACCAGTAAATGTAAATGTCACTGTAGCAGTTGTTGATGTTGCTGTGGCAATCACAGCGGCAATACCACCACTCAACACACTTACACTTGATAGGTTACCGGACGCATCGTATTCAACTTGAGCACTGGCACGGAATACACCTGAAGATGAAGATCCGCCACCGCCACCGCCACTGATTGTAGTAGGTGCCCAAGCACTACCGTTCCAAGCCAATGCTTGCCCAGTTGTAGGAGTAGTGTTGGTAACATTGGCTAGTTGGCTTAGATTACTTTGTCCTAGGCGTGTATCAAATCTTGTGTTGGTATAGAACAAGTTTGAACTGCCTTCTGTGACTTGATCTGTGTTGGCACTGAGTGTGATTGTTCCTGTTGAACTGTTGTATGAAATACCTGTGCCGGCAACCAACGCATTTCTTGCCAATGTGTTGCTGAAATACTTGTTGGTTGTGCCTTCATTTAAATTGTCTGTGGTCTTTGTTGCTAGGCGTGTATCAAATCTTGTGTTTGTGTAATAAAGATTGCTTGTGCCTTCTGTGACATCATCAGTGCTGAGAACCACTGCACCGGTTTTGGTGTTGACACTTGAAACTGCACCAGAACCACTGCCTGCGGCCGCTGGTGTCCAAGCACTACCAGTCCAAGTCAAGACTTGACCATTAGTAGGTGCTGATGTTAATGTGTCAACGTCTGCCAAAGCATTGATGCTGGCAGCACCAATTCTTGCATCTGCACGAGCATCTGCACGACTGTTGGTGAAATATAAGTTACTGCCTTCTGTGATATAACTGGTGCTGGCACGATATTTGATAACACCAGTTGAATCATCATAACTGATCAAACTTGAAATGCTGGAATCAGCAGTAGAACTCAGTGCAGATCTTGCACGAGCCTGTGTAAAGTATTGGTTAGTGCCTTCATTGACATCTGATGTTGTGACACCGCTGAGTGCTGTGGTAATGCTGACGTTGCCAGTGCCATCAAAACTGGTTAGACCAGTGACTTTACCTGCCAGGCTGATTGTTCTAGCAGTGGTAAGTCTGTTGGCCTTGTTTGATAGATCAACTTCAAAATCGTAACCAGATTGTGTTGTTGAACTCAACCCATAAATTTGAACGCTTCCAGTGGAACCATTGACAGTATAACTATCGCCTTGAGGTCCTTGTATACCTTGAATACCTTGGTCGCCCTTGTCACCTTTAATACCTTGTGCGCCTGTCGAACCCTGTGGGCCAACAACATAGCCAGCGTTGATTACAACACCATCACTTAAAGTGACTTGTAAATTGCCGTCGCCGTCAACAGTGACACCGCTGTCAGCAATGCTACGACCTGCTGGACCTTGCACACCCTGTGGACCCATTGGACCCACTGAACTGCCTGCTTGGATGCTAGTGCCATCGTCAAGTGTGAGAATTAAATTGCCTGCGCCGTCAATGACAGCAGTGACCACGCTTACACCCTGTGGACCTGTAGGACCGGTAGGACCTGCAACACCTTGTGGACCCTGTGGACCCACTGAACTGCCTGCATTGACTGTGCTACCATCAGTGAGAGTAATCACCAGTTGACCACTGCCATTCACTACGGCTCCAGCAACACCAACTCCGGTAGAACCTGTGCTACCTTGTGGACCCTGAGGGCCTGTGTTACCGGTATCACCTTTGGGACCAATAACGTTGCCTGCATTTACGGTTGAACCGTCTTGCTTGGTCAATACCAATTGACCACTGCCGTCAACAGTGGCTGAACTGATGCCAGACACATTGCCTGCATCAACTACTGTGCCATTGCTGAGTGTCACCAACAATCTACCAGTGACGCTGACTGTGGCTGATGTGATGCTGGAACCATTTGCACCAGCAGGGCCTGTAGCACCTGCGGGGCCTTGTGGACCAGTGGCACCTGTATTATTAGTTGGCACCCAAGCACCACCATCCCATCCCAATACTTGTCCTGTTGCTACGCCAGCGGTGCTGACGTCTACTAGATCATCCAAATATGAACTTGGGGTTGGAAGCGAACTTAAACCCTGGGCAACTTTAGTGTCCACATAGGATTTGGTAGCGGCTTCCAGTGCATTAGCAGGGTTACCAGCCAATGTCAATGTGCCAGTCATTGTGCCGCCAGAAATATTCAACTTGCCGGTCAATGCTGTAGTGATCGTTGATGCAAAGTTGGCATCACCACCCAAGGCGGCTTGTAGTTCGTTGAGAGTGTCAAGGATGGCAGGAGCACCATTGATCAAGTTTGTTACTTGACCATTTACATAAGTTTGTGTGGCATAGCCGTTGTTGGTCAAATATGTGCCAACATCACCAAGACTGATACCGCCACCAGAGCCGCCACCAACTGCGGAAATAACTCCGTTGCCATCAATTAAAATAGTTGTGCCGTCTACTTTGACGCCACCCAACACGCTGGTTGATGCTGTTGGTAGTGTATATGGGCTACTGCCGCCAGCAATGGTTACATTGGCTGTGCCGTTGTCAACTGTTACAGTTGCTCCACTGACAAAGTTAATGCTGGTAAAGTTTCCACGATTGCTGGTATTTTCATATACTGAGATAGAATCAAGACCGCCAGTGATGGTGGCCACGTTATCGCTGACACTTACGTTGGGTCCAACGAAATTCAGGGTGGTTGCTGAACCACGTGCTGTGTCATTTTCTTTAACGATTACGCCTGAGCCCGAACCACCACTATTGGTAGCACCAGCCAAACTTAGAACAAGTTTGCCTGTGGAATCATCATAGGTGGCTTGAAGGCCAATGTTGATATCGTTGCCTACTTCAAGTTGATCATCAACAATGTCATGAACATCTTCTTCAGTAAGGCCGCCGCCACTTCCTGTGCCACCCTGTAGTTGTCCTCCTGAAGATGCGTTAATCGCCATGTTATTATTTCTCCTGTTATAAACTTAGAACTACTCGTTCACAGTTTCCTAAATCTGTCACGGGCAAGCCTAAATGGCTTCTTTGAATTCGTGCCCGCAAATAAACAAAGTTTCCCACTACGTTGAATGTTTCAACACGAGTTGCTCCAACGCTATCGTCAAAGTCATAATAACTTAGGTTAGATAGGCCAATGGGAAACCAGTCAGCCTCTGTGGGATTATCGCTCACAGAAGCCTCAATAAAAACTCGTCCGCGAAAGTTTTTTACATAAAATGCCACAGTTTGCATGCCGTCAGCAAAACCATAATAGCCGTCAGCACGAGTGGCTGAGCCAGTTTGATCTAGACTACCGTTGCCAACCAGCATGTTGGTATTTCTCATGCTCATGGTTTATTCCTTGATAGTTTCAACAACAATTGATTCGCCAACCAGTTCTTGTGCAACCTGTTCCAAAGCCGCAATTACTTCGGCGTTAGCAATGCCTGCACCAGCGTTTTCATTGTCCTTGACAATTTTGCTGAACTTGATGATGACGATATCTTCGACAATTTTAGCCATTAAAAAACCTCCGCGACTATTTAGCGGAGGTTGGGTTTATTGGACCAGTGTTAAGTCAGGGTTTTCGTTGTCGCTCAAATCTATCAACCCAGTCACCTACCTGTAGTTTTAGCATTATGGCGTCTTCGTTGTCTAGCAAATAAAGATAAAAAGGTTGGCCACAGGGGTAAGGAACTTTGCTTTGAATCTTGTCAGATAACAGGGTTTTTAATAGTCCGCCAGCATGCCAATTTTCAGAGTCTATCTGTTTGACAGCATCACGCATCTGCTCTAGCCCGCGCATTTTAAACTCTTGATTGTAGAGTATGCGAGCACGAATGGGATACTTTTTATACCAGGGTTCAGGACGTATCACATCATAAACATGATTTTCCATCAAAGTCAAAGCCTGCTCGGACTCAGGTGACCAAATTTCTAGAATATAATTGTTCCAGGCATCCACCAATATGTCCACTTGTTCTTGTGTTTTCAAGAAAACACTGATACGGCCTTCTTGACGAAGCCCTGCTTCAGGAAAATTCTTTTTAAACCATCGTCTAAACTGCGAATGCCATGCATAGGTTTCGTCATCAGTGGCTTTGATAAAGCGATGCTTCCACGGCATTTTACGCTCGTCACCTTCCTTGCCCAGGATTATCTTGTAGGGCCATTGCTTCCAGTAAAGGCGCTGTGAAATCTTCTTTTTCATGCAATTACCAATTTGTCATTGACGACATCTACGGTGTGACTGGTTTTACCATCACGAATAATACGCTTGGCAATGCCTAAACGAATTTCTTCATTGATGAGACGTTTCATAGGTCTAGCACCCATGGTATCACTGAATCCATTTTCTGCAATGTATTCCAGCACAGAGTCTGTGTAGACAATGTTTTGGTTTTGTTCAGCCAATTGCTCGCGGATATGACGCATGAACTTTTCAGCAATGCGCTTGACCACACTACGATCCAGTCTGTTAAACTTGATCACTGCATCAAGCCTGTTACGGAACTCAGGAGCAAAGAAACGTTTAACAGCATCATCGCTGGCACTTTCATTGAATCCGCCACCAAAACCAATCATTTGTTTTTCAGCATCTACAGCACCAAGGTTCGAAGTCATGATCACAAAAGCATTACGAGCACTGGCCTGCTTGTTGTCACTGCCGGTGACAATACCATTGTCCATTAGTCCCAACAACACTTGAATAACATCAGGATGTGCTTTTTCAACTTCGTCAAATAGTAGCACACAGTTAGGCACACGCTCTAATTCATTGATCAGTTTACCTGAACCTGCTTTGCCCTCACCATAGCCCACATAGCCAGGAGGACTACCAATCAGACTGGCAATTTTGTGTGGTTCACGATATTCACTCATATCAAAGCGAACAACTTCCATGCCCAAACCGTCAGCGAGTTGGTTAGCAAGTTCAGTTTTACCAGTGCCAGTGGGGCCAACAAACAGGAAGTTGGCCATGGGTCTATTGATTTCCTTAAGACCTGACTTGGCAATATAAACCATGTTCATTAGTCGCTCAATGGCATCTTCTTGACCAAACACGTTGGTTCGCATGCGGCTTTCAAGTTCAGTGACAGCCACATCTTTTTGCTCGCCCAACTGTTCAATGGGAATACGAGTTAGGTCAGAAATTTCTCTGCGAATATTTTCCTTGCTGAGTGCAAGGTTTTCGCCTGTGGTAGCAATCACACGCATGTGAGCCATTGCAGAGTCCAAGATATCAATGGCTTTGTCAGGCAATTTCTTGTCTAGCATATACTTCATAGACAAGTCAATGGCCAAGTCAATGGTTTCTTCGGGCACCGCAATATTATGAAACTTACTGTAGACCGGCATCACTTGACGTAGCATACTGCGAGTTTCTTCAACAGTGGGTTCGTTGATGTCAATCTTGGTAAAGCGACGAAGCAGGGCACGATCCTTTTCAAAGTTCTCACGGAACTCTTCGTAAGTTGTGCTACCAATACAGCGCAGTTTACCTTTTTCCAGACTGGGCTTCAGCAAGTTTGCCACGTCCATGCTACCTTGACCGCCAGCACCTGCGCCCATGATCATATGGATTTCGTCAATGAACAAGATGGCATCATCACGTTCTTCCAGTGCTTCAAGAACATGTTGCATACGTTCTTCAAAGTCACCGCGGTAACGTGTGCCGGCCAGTAACTTGCCCATATCCAAACTGTAAACAGTTTTATTTTTCAACACATCTGGCACTTCATTCTTGCTGATGGCCACTGCCAAGCCTTCAACAATGGCAGTCTTACCTACACCAGGTTCACCAACCATGATGGCATTGTTTTTCTTCTTACGGGTCAGTGTTTGTGCGAGACGGAACACTTCTTTCTCGCGACCAATCAAAGGATCAATGAGGCGCTTTTCTGCACTCTTGATAAGATTGGTGGTATACTTGTTCAATACCTTTTCGCTGTCGCGCTTTTTAGCAGTCTTGCTTTCTTTACTGCGACCATCTTTGATTTTGGTCACATAAGCAATCAGTGTGTCCTTGCTGACTCCGTTTTTTGCCAGGAAGAAGTTGGCATAGGCATTTTTCTCACTGGTGATTGAAATCAGCAGATCCAATGGCTCCATGTGCCCGCGACCAGTAAAGATTGCCTGTGTGTAAGCACGATTGAAACAGCGTTCTAGGGTTGCAGTTTTACGTGGCTTGGCAATGCCCTCAACACGAATTTCTTCTTGCTCGCGCAACCAAACATCAATTTCTTCTTTGAGCGAACGAACATCAACTTGTAGGTCACTTAAGATATCAGCGATATCATCTTCATCCAGCATCACACGAAGTATGTGTTCTAGCGTGACATATTCATGTTCTCTGTTTAGAGCCTCTTGAAATGCACGGGCCACTACTTCATTGATTCTAGAGTTATTGTCTTGTTCACTCATGCTTGTTGTTTCACCTTTTTTTGAATCTTACGCATCTGCTTTTGTTGGCGCTCGCGAGCCATTTTTAAACCCAGGTCCGACGTGCGCTCGACAAATAAACTGCCTTCCAAATGATCTAGTTCATGTAGATAGCATCTTGCCAACAGCCCTTCAAACCTTTGTTCAACCCAGGTGCCGTCTAGTGTTTGATAACGAGCCTGCACCCACTCGGGCCTGCTGATATTTAACCACAGTCCAGGGAAGGATAAACAACCTTCTTTGGCGCGAACTTCTGGGCCAAGCCCAGCAACTTCAGGATTTATACACACATAATGCGGTCCTTCCTGACTGCCCATGATAAACATTCTTTGAACAATGCCCACCTGTGGTGCCGCCAAGCCAATGCCGGCATTGCTCCACATGATTAAAAACATGTCATGAACCAAAGTTCTGAGTGCCGTAGGGTCTTCTACCGTTGGCATGGGTGATTTTAGTATTGGATGATTTTCTTGAACTAATTCTAACATTTGATCAGTATAACAAATATATCACAAAAGGTCAATCAATGGTTTCTTCAAATCGTCTTCTGTGAGTTTTGGTATAGACACTTGTAATCGAATATAAGCGTCACCTACCCAGGATTGCCGGAATTTTTGTAGCCCTCGTCCTTTGAGCCTTAGACGAGAACCTGGTTGTGATCCTGCCGGCACAGTTACGCGGATATCACTGCCATTGATGTCGGTGATGATAATGTCTGCGCCAACCAAGGCTTCTTTTAATGTAATGGTAAGGTTGAGTTCAAGTTCTTGTGTTTTGAAATTTGGTTGCCAGAATTTATGAGGAAGCACTTCTAGTTCACAATACAAATCTCCAGGCGGCATAGCAGAAACCAATTGGCCACCATCACCAGCATGCCTGATTCTTATGCCGTGATAACTGCCAGGAGGAAACTCAATGGTTTTATTTCTAGACCCTTGCTTTGGCAATAAAAATTGAATGTTACGACTAAAGCCGCTGTGTGCTTCTTCCAATGTGCAACTAACACGCACAGTGACATCAGGATTGCGAACAGCACCTGCATGCATATTGTCAAAGTCATGGAAATTGCGGCGCAGGATGTCCTGCATGTCTTGAAAATCTGGGCTGTTTCCGCCCCAATGGAACTGTCTAGATTGATCCGCTTGACCTGATGTTATTTGATCATAGGCCGCTTGTATTTCTTGGAAACGCTGAGTATCGCCACCTTTGTCAGGATGATGCTGACTGGCCAGTTTTCTATAGGCCTTCTTAACTTGGTCTAGTGTGGCACGTCGGTCTACGCCGAGAATCTGATAAGGATCCATTCTTTCATTTTACTACAAATCAAACCAAAAGTCAACTACCAGTGCCTGATCACATTGGCTATAATGAAACAGCAGGTAATGACATGTAACACGATCCAAAATGTTTTTAGGAAAAGTGCTACACGGGCTTCGCGTAGTGTCAAGACTGGCACATCTGGACGATCCTCATCAGTTTCGCCCATGACATGTCCGGTGGCTCTAGCCCAAATTCGTTCAATACTTCTAATCACTTTACTTCGTCAAATATTTTCTTTTGACTGCGATACCACTCTTGCCAGGCTTTATACTTTTCAGCCAAGGCATGATAAGAACCCATGTTTTCTACAGAAGTTTCAATGACTCGGCTGAGTTTAGGATCTTTGGGATCAACAGTTTTCAATGGCTCAACGGGTTCCATCAATGACGGAGGAGCATCAGGAAATGTGCGTTTAACTGGAACTGTAGTAGAACAGCCAGCAAGTAAAACAACAAGTGCTAAAGCGCCAATGACATGTTTCATTTCTTTGGCTCCTCAGGGCCGCGAGCGGCACGGTTATATAAGTCAATGGCCTGTGTGGGTATCTCACACTTGGCATCAACTTCTTTGGTGATAATTTTTGGAACTTCTTTGACAATAGTTCTTGTTTCGCCTTGAATCACGCGAACACGTTCAACTATCTTGGTTTCTACTCTAACAGTTTCTTTTTTGGCTTCGGCTTCTGCGGCCGCAACCTTGGCTTCCATTTCAGCAACACGAGCCTGCCATACCAGACGCTCGCTTTGCCCGCCTTTGAGCCATACACCCAATACCAACAAAGCAATGCTGACGATCTGCACTGGCAAGCGGTATTGATTTACAAATGGAATAATCTTTAAAAAGAAACCAGCCACGGTGCCAGCAACACCAACAATCAACAAGATGTTGATGATCCATACCATCACCGAATCTGGAATCAGGCTAAAAGCCCACATTATCTGCCACATACTAGAATTTATGCCTGTATGTTATGCGACCCTTGCTTAGGTCATAAGGACTCATTTCAATGTCAACTTTATCACCGGGGATAATTGTGATCTTGTGCATCCTTAGTTTGCCTGCCAGGTGTCCTAGTATTTCTGTTCCGTGTTCTAATTTGACTCGGAAAATTGCATTGGGCAAAGCCTCTGTGACTTCACCCTTGACGGTAAAACTTTCTTCTTTTGCCATAAGGGTTTTGGTTTAATACTTGGTTAAATTTTTCATGCGTTGGTAGTAAGCACGGCTCTCGGGTGGTAGACTATAAATTTTAGGATCCTGAATAATTGCATAATTTAAATTAGGCAAAGTAAAATCTCTGCGTAGACCATCCATGGCCGTAAATTTCCACTCTTGCTTTTCTGTTATCATTTCAATGTCACGAACCAAATCAATGATCTTCTGACTCAAGCCTGGAATACGACGCATTTCAATATAGACATGGAACTTGCCATTTTTATCACTGGAGTCAGAAACTTCAACGTCGTTGACACTTTTGGTTCCCCATTCAATGAATGCACCCAGATCTTCGGCGGCACCACTGTTGATGGCCTTAAAGCATATTACAACAGTTTCGCTGTTGTCGTCAACCTTGGGTTTATGGCGATCAATCTCAATGAGAGGATCAATGGTGTCTCTGAGATCACCGGGTCTTAGATTTTCACGCAGTAGCAGTTTGTTGTTCATCGCCAGGTGTTACTTCTGAGGTTGAGTCTTGTTTTTCAAGGCCCTTCTCTCCATCAAGTTCTTCTTGATAGGCAGAGTCAACTGCTTCGAGATCTATGTCATCGCTGATGTCTTTGATTTCTTCTGCGACATCAAGTAGTGTCTTTGGCAAGCGAACATTCACTAACCAAATTTTGTGCTTTTCGGTTTTGGGTAGACGCTGTCCATCTTCGGTTTCAATAAGGTCATCAGCACTTGTAACTTTGACAAATGTTTCCAACACATCTTGACCAAACTTGACCTTACAGCCGTGTTTGACCAAACGCATTGCGGCATCAGGGTTGGGCATCATTTTGTGAGGATACATTAGAGTCAAGTCAACCCAATGACGCTCAACGAACGGGCCTTCAACAATTTCGCCCTTGAACCAATTTTCATAGGCATAGAGATCCAAGCGATCAAAAACACGATCCACTTCAATCAGCGTGTCAATAACATTGGGGCTGTTATGCACGTTTTCAAGGTTTTTATATATGTGGTTAATGTGTGGCATAGTGGGATATTTATGAGTTTTTGACCTTAACCCTGGCCATCTTGACCAGCGACCGTAAATAGTTTTGGCTTCGCAAGGGCCGTTGCAAGTTCATCCTAGAGGTTAGTATAAGGAGCATAATGAAGAACAAGCATCGAAAGGTCTCACAAGGCCGTAAACCAGCATTCAATGGTAATGCGGTAATTGATTTAGACCATTTTAGACAAGAAGCAGTAAACGCACCTAGCAAATATAAGCGAGTAGAGATCATACCTCGAAACCTACGTCAAGAAGACTACCTTGCACATTTAGAAAATCCCCGTAAAGACATGGTATTTGCACTGGGCCCAGCAGGCACCGGTAAAACCTTGTTGGCCACTCTGTGGGCTGTCAAACAGTTAAAATCCGGGGCCGCAGATCGCATCGTAGTCACCCGTCCAGCAGTGAGTGTAGACGAACAGCACGGGTTTTTGCCAGGTGATTTGATGAGTAAGATGGCACCCTGGACAAGACCGGTATTTGACGTGTTCCGCGAATACTGGAACGCCCGACAGATAGAGGCGATGATCCAAGAAGGCACCATCGAGGTAGCACCCTTGGCATACATGCGCGGCAGAACTTTTACAAGAAGTGTAGTTATTGCCGACGAAATGCAAAATGCCACAACACAACAAATGAAAATGTTGTTGACACGAATTGGTGATGGAAGTAAATTCATTGTCACTGGTGATCTAGAGCAACATGACAGGGGCTACGAAAATAACGGGTTAAAGGATTTCATAGAAAGGATGTTACAACCTACACAGTCTACTAGTAAACGAATTGCATTGACTACGTTTGAACGCACACATGTTGAGCGTCATCCAGCAGTCGCTGAAGTTTTAGAAATCTACCAAGAAGGTTGATTGTTTCGTCCACAGCACCGGCCCTTGCAAGTTATTGGTTGCTGACACTAAAAATCAAGTGATTTCTTAGACGCTCGGCTTTGTTGAATCTGTTTGGAGCCAGATTGAGTGCAGTATGCAATACTCTGGTATCCAGTAACCATACCTGCCCATCAACTGGTATGTGGGTGACTTTTACCTCTCCAAATTGTTCGCACATCATGTATGTAAACTTGTTTGTGCTTAATGCTATGTGATATCTTATTGTGGTATGGTTATCGCTGTGCAAATGGTAACCTGCACCGTTGCCAAGTATGGTAGAATGCACTCGATTGAGTTGACCTTCTTGGCTTTTGTTTTTGTTATGCCAATCTTTAACTAAATTATAAACCTCTTCCAAATAGGTATTTTTTGCCAACTCATCCAAGACACAAAAATCTGCTGTGGTAATTCCGAACTTGTTGAAGATAAAATCTTCGTTGTTGGCCAATGCACCGTAGTGAAGATTTTTTATTTGCTCTGGTATGATTTGAGGATGATTGAAGTTAAAACTTACTTGTTTGCTTGAATTTGAAAAGGCAAGATCGGGTGTAAAGCCCACAGCATCAAATATGCTGTCAACTGTTTCTTTTAATTTTACAACATCAACTGTTAATCCTGTTGGTGCCATCAGGTTTGGCACACGGTCAACAGTTCTAAATGCACTACCACCAGACAGCATAGTCACGATATTTTTCTACACTACGTTGAAGTATTTCTGCGTATTCTTTGGCTTTGAATCTACAAATAATGAAACCAGTGACACGATCCTGTGATGCATCCTCAGGAACACTTTCTACTCCATGCGTGGCATGTGTAGCAGTAAGATGAAAAGCAAATCTATCTCTAGGATACTGACCATAGATAACTTCATCTTGACATACACTTTCCCAGGAATGTGTTACCACCCGCTTGGAAATTTCTGGTTCAGAACCTGATCCTCCAACAACAAGTTCTTCAGAAATATTAAGCAATCGTCGATCGCTGGGTGTCTTGGCCTTTTGAAAGAAAATTCTTGCTCCACTTTTGTTGATTAGATAAAATCTAAATCCAAACCAAATGTCAGGATCTGTGTGCAGACCAACATCAATGCCAGGTTTCTGATTCAAGAAACTAATGGTCATGAATTCTTCAACAGGCAAATTCTTAATGTATTCTGCTAGTTCAGGTAGTTGTTCTTTGAGACTGTCAAAGTGGCGCCATCCAATGTCTGACCGCATGACATGCATGAGATTCCAGGGGTAAGTGCCTTTGCCTGAATAACTGGCGGTGCGTTGAAGATTGGGATCATCAAACTTGATTGGTCCTACTGCACCTGCCACAGAGCCTGCAATGGTTCCACGATCTTTTTCAATGCAACTTTGAATCCACTGGAAAAACTTTTGTTCATCGATCTCAGGTGGATCTGGATAGTCAAGCGGACACCAAATCAAATTACGATATGGTTCCAACTCTGGAGGAAAATTGTAATACTGCGAGTTGTCTTTAATGATGGTCATTTAGGATCCGTTCAATTTCAAGCCAATTATTTACTCGCTGAACATTGACGTTTGTATTCCTGTTGTGATCTGTGTTCATCAGTAAAGGTCGGAGTCCATACTTGAATCCCAATTCAGCATTGCTGGGCTTGTCTTCAACCCAAAGAAGATTGGAATTTTCAAAGTCCTTTAACTTGACACCCTTGTCGCCGTGCAGAGGAAGAACGTGCAACTCGTCAATGACGCCGGGGCCAAACACTCGGTCAAGATTACTGCGTCTAAGTCCCCAAGTCCAAGGATGTAGTCCTGCTGTGGTAATGACTATAAATTTCCATCCTTGGCCATGCAGTCTACGCACAACCTCAACGCTGTCACGCCAGGGTTCAAGATGTTCAAAGTCACTGCCGCAATTGAATCGTTCAATTAGGTCACTGCCGGCTTGTTTGGTAATGCCCAACTGTTGACCAATATCGTAGAAAACGTGACTGTCGGGCTTGTATTGATAGCCTTGTCTTTGGACCCAGATCTTAAACTTTGATTCCCAATCTAAAAGGACGCCATCACAATCTGTTAATACTATCTTATCCGCCACGTGCCAATCTCTCCAATTCCACAAATGTAGCCGATAAGTTGATCTCAGGATCAGCGGCCATGCTGTGGTTAACTAGGCCTTTGCGAATTAGTAGAAGTGCAGAGTCTTGAGTGTCTTCGTCCTTGCCCCAGAAGTCAAGATTGCGATACATGAATCTATAAACATCTTCGTATTCGTCAAGGCTTATCTGTTTAATTATCATGTTACGAGCCTCACGAAACGTAGAGTTTAAGAGTCTCACCATCAACATCAACACCTTCTGTTACAAGGATGGTGGCCAGCCTTGCAGTAAATTCCGTTTCATCTAGTCGCTTGAACGAAATCGTCTGCAATCTGCTGTGTAGCGCAGGAATAATTTTATTGGGATAGTTACAGGTTAGAATAAACCTTACAGAGTCACTGTATTGCTCAATGACTCCACGCAAGATGCCCTGTGCCGGCGGACTAATGTAGTCGGCCTCGTCGAGAAGCACTATCTTAAAAGGACCCATTGGCATAGTGCTACAGAAATTGGTAATCTTATTACGCAACACATCAACACCGTTGTCGCGGCTGGCGTTGATATGTAGAAATTCTGCTGGATCAATGCCTAGTTCATTTACCAACACTTTGGCCAATGTAGTTTTACCTGCACCAGCATTGCCTCCCAACAGCAGATGTGGAATATACTTGTCTTTGATCCAAGTTTCAACCATGTTCTTTTGTTCACGGTCAATCCACACATAGTCGTCGGTGGTCTTTGGCCGAAACTTTTCTACCCAGAGTTCTTTCATGTCAATCCTTATTCAGATGTTATATCTGATTATAAGCGAGAACGCAGAAAAAGTCAACGATGACCTTGAAGTTTTTCAACGAACCGTTCTTGTTTTTTCTCCAACAACCATTCGTCTTCTACGGAGAAGTGTGGGGCAAGTTCCAATTGCCTTTGGGTTTCCCAAAGGATCTCATAGAGTCGTTGTTTGTTGCCCCAACAGTTGAAACCATCCATCCTTGGGTCTCGAGAGTTCATCCCCAATCGTTGTATTTCCCAAAGTATGTCTAGTTTGTGGTTCAAACCAGTTCCTCAACAATGCCTAGTATTTCTGCTCCAAGTAGCAACACACCGCCTGCAACAATCCAGGGTTGGTTGATAGCGTAACCGGCTGTGATGATACAACCTCCAGCAATAATTCTCAAGACGCTTTTGATAAGGCTCACATAAAAATGGCCTCGGCTTGTGTCTTTAGGTTGAACTTCCACGTTTGAAAAACCCTTTTATAGCAGTGAACAAGTTATAGAATCGCATTGAATGCGAGTTGATGAAAGGGGGATGATGCGGGCAACGACCCTGTTTCCAATCACAGGCAAAGGAATACTGCTGACCGCAGGTGTCACATTTGAAATTGGTAGTTGTCATAGTTCCTCCGGAACACCGGTATGAACTGCTAAAATTTCATCGTTGTCCAAGCGAACAACTTTGAGTTTTTTGCCTTCGTCATCTTCGATTTCCAAGGCTCGTGTCCAACGACCGTGTGCAACCAACACATAGTCGCCGGGTTTGACCCAATCAATACCATCGCCAACATACTTGATCAATGCCCAACGTGGCCTGATGCCGTGGTCTTTTCCATTGTCTGCTTTTAAAATAATACCGCCAGCACTTACACGTTCTTCAAGTCCTAGCAACTCTGCCAAAATACGTTTACTAAGTGGTTTGATTTTCATTGTTACTTCTTTATGATTTCAATGGATCCATCGGAATATTCAACTTCAATTCCTGGACCTTCGGGTGTGTCTACTTCTCGTTCTGAAACAATTGTAGCGGAAATTTTTGGTGCTACCTGAGGTGTTGAATCTGGCTCAATTTGACTTTGTTTGACTGGTGCAGTTTCTTCGTCATCCTTGAGACTCACAGTCTTAGAACGTTTGTCGTTGATCTTGCTGAGTCCTTTGGAAATTTGCCCAGATTTGACTTTTACGTTGCCTGCTTTGTCAATGATGTCTCCGCGGGCGTTCATTGACACATTACTAAGCGCACGAGTATCACCGTTTTTTTCCGCAAAGGCAGTCATGTTGAATTCCTGTCCTCGGAAAGTCTTGTGTCTTATCATTTAATGAACTCCTTGATGTCTAGATTATATTTAAGCGGGTTAATTGAGTGTAGTCCTATCAAATAAAGCAGAAAAGAACTGACTGAACTACCTCGACCTACTCCCCACACAACTTTGTTATCTCGCATGGTCTTAACCATATATATCATGAACCTCAGCATGGTGTCAAGACCGTTTAGTCTAAACAACGCCAGTTCTTCGGCCACACGCTCGGCTTCTTGAGCAGTGGTGATCCTTGTGGCAAAATACATGTCCAAATCCAAATGTTGATACTCTTCGGGCATGCTCCAATGTTGTAGTGCGTCTTCCACAGACTTTGGCTGGTCCTGAATGTAGAATCTTTTTTCTAGTCCTAGATTCTCACAACCCCGAACATAAGCATCAAGCACATCAGGGTGTGCTGTTAACCCACCTGTGCGCTCTTGATAAAGTAACTCCAAAAGGTCGTCTTCGTTTAACTGTGTCTGCGGCATATCAAACAATACTGTCTTTGAAGGGGTCTGATTCATTTTTGTTTTGTGCATCAAAGGTCTGCTTGTAGCCAATTTCCCAAAGTGCTTGTCTGATTTGATCCATGTGTGTGACCATTTGGTTAATTACATCCATGCTTGCGCCTGCGGCCATGGCCGCTGAATACTTTTTGTAAATCAACTTCTGACGTTCCATCAGTTGATCCATATTCATGTCGGCGTAATTTTCCATAATATTATTTTAACTTAATGTTGTTGCTGTGTCAAGCGTTAAAACTTGATCCACAACCACATGATGATTTGGCATTGGGATTGGAAATTACAAAACTAGAACCAGACAATTGCTTTTTAAAATCAATTGTGGCTCCTTCAAGATACTGCATGCTCATTGAATCAACTAGAACACGCACTCCTTCCTTGTCAAATTGCCAATCATCATCATTGACTTCTTCGTCAAAAGTAAACCCGTATTGAAAACCACTGCATCCACCGCCCTGAACAAAAATTCTGAGTGCAGAATTAAAGTCTGATCCTTCTCCGGCTATGATTTCTTGAATCTGCTGAACCGCGGCTTCAGTGATAGTTACTCGATCTTCTAGAGTTTGCATTGTTTAATTCCTTAGTAAAATCATAATGATTTCTTCTTTGCGTTTCCTGGCATTGATGAAGATATCATGTTGTTTGGCATAATTCAACAACTCTACCTTGGTCATGGTTTCTAAATTTTCACGCTTGAATCGTGGACTAACAATCAGCGGATTTGACTCCACTGTTTTTTCATCATTGATGATTTGCCCTAACCATGATTTGAGTTTAGTCATTGATATCTCCAACTGCTATTTAACCGCACAAAGTAAGCCACGGACTGCCAGTCCAACGCAATCGTGCCATCAGTGCATCTTCTTTTTTGGCAAACAACAAAACTGGAATGTTTGAATACACGCTGTTTTTGGTGTTGTGCGTATAGAATCCCCAACCTACCCAATTTTGGCTCATGTCTGTGGCTTCATCAATGATCTGAGCAGGCATGCCCAAAATGCCAGCGTCAACTGCAAAGCCAGGATGAGGACCGTATGTTTCGCTGAGATAAGACTCGTGAAGATCAACCAACCAAACCTTGGTGGATCTATTCCAGTTGTCAGGTGTGTATCCTCGACTGTAGTATTGATTTAGATCACCAAGATTGGTTTCACGCATGGGGATTAAAGTTATCCCTCGTAGATTGCAGAATTGCCTGCATGTTCGAACACCTCGGCCGAACGTAGTCTTACACCTTGTCCTACCGGATAACGTGCTTCAAATACTCGACCGTCTGGGTGTGTCCATCCTCGGCCTTCTTGATAAGCGGCCAAGATTTCATTCATGGTCTTGTAAACTAGTTCAGCAAACATTTCACAGCCCACACCGTCTACAATACGCAGATCAATAATGCCCATGTTTTTAAAGCCGCCTTGGATTCGATTAAGTTCTACAAACGTATTGCGTTCTGGATCATCTTTGGCAATGACCATGGTATGATCAAATTGCCATTCCGACCATTCTTTGAATGCTTTGAGTCCGCCAAAGTCCATGACCCAGTTACGATCATCTAAGGTTTCACTTTCAAACACTAATTTGATACCAATAGAATAGCCATGTAGTAGACTGCAATGACTGTGTGTTGAACGCCACTGGCGGAAGCAACAACTGAGTCCTCGATCGTTGCCGTAAGTTTTTGTTGATAGATATTTTGCCATCTCTTCTCTCCTTTTTAAAAGTAGCAAGTTTGATGACATGCAGAATTTATAGAGCGGGGTGAATGTCTTATGAGACCGCTTAGACAGATACTTATACAAGCATTATCTGTTGTGAAGTTCGTTGATGCCTAAAGCGGCAAAACTTCTTTGCACACCTACCACCTGGCTCCAACAATCCCAGAGTGCATGGTGTGCGGCACCTTGGGGTCGTTGCAGTCCTGGCACTAGGCTGTATAGGGTTCGTGCATCTCGGGCTTGCCAATAGTTCCAAGCAACGCCACGCTTGAGTTCACGACTAAAGTGTTCCAATATATTCAAGTCAAAGCCAGTGCCGTTGGCCCAAATAGCATCTAGTCCACCACACCAACGATGGAAATCTGCTAGAACATTGCGGATGTCATGCCGATTGTCTTCGGCAAAGGCTTCTTCTCTAACTTCTTCGCTTTGATTGCCCCACCACTCCAGTGTAGCATCATCAATGACATGATCCAATCCTTCAAAACTATCAATGCTGACACGGCGATAAAATGTTTCCATCTTTTCCATAGAAGTGTTGCTGTCATCCTTCCATGGATTAAACCTAACAGCACCAATTGTAAGCATTAGGCTGTTGGGTCTAGTGCCAAGAGTTTCAAGGTCAACCATGACATGGTTACCGGGATTTGATTTGTTAAATGCCTGCTGTGACATCCTTACTCGCCTTCATCATAGGGTTTAACATTTTCCTGCAAGACTGTGCCATCTTCATCGCACAAATCAATTTTAGCAGGGCCAATTATCCTAACGTGATCATCTTCAATTTCCCAATTATGATCTCCGTCATAGAGCCAAGCAGTTCCAGATCGACCATCTTCGTCCTCACGCTCCCAACGAAGTATGGCTTCAATTTCTTCTTTTTCTTCTTCTGAGAACCCGTCGCTGAAGTTTACATAGACAGCACAAAGATCGTCTAGTTCACAACCCCATCCTACGTTGGGTCTACAGTGGATGCCGTTGTTGCTTTCTACTTCAAAGCGCCAAACAGGTTCGTCTTCCTCACGCCATCCTTGCCCCCAGCGCCAAGTCTCAGTGACGTCAAATCCGCGGATTGTGCCGTCTGGTAACTGCTCAAACACATCCACAAAATATTCAATGGACTTCTTTTCCAACGGTATAATGCGGTAAAGTTGAGTCATGTTGCCTCTGGAGGTTCTACCTTGGTTAAAATACAAGTGCCATCTGGTTCAACTTTCCAATTCAGCACGTCGCCTTCCTTCCAACCAACTTCTGCTAGGAGGGCTTCAGGAAACTCAATAATGGCATCTCCTGTTTCAGGATCTTCTTGGACAGTGGTAACCCAATGTTTCATGACAGCATTCCTTGGCAAAGAGTTTTGATCTCATCGTCGGTTATAAAAAACTGATAGGTAGATGTCATGTCTACCTTACCGTCTTTCATTGATTCCTGGATAAACTCTACGGCATTTAAATCAGCAGGACTTTGACATTTCCAACTATGAACACGCAGTCTGAATCCTGGTGTTTCTTTTACTGTAAATTGTTTCATTGCGGCTCCTTAATTCTTTGTGCTTTATCAATTATCGTTTTGATCTCTGTTTCAGTGGGAAAGTTTTGCATTACCGTTCGTGCCCGATCACGAATGTGAGTAGGAACTCTAGGTGTCACCTGAGGTATCAACAGGTCCTCAATGAGGCGCATGCCTTCAATGATTGCCTGATACTGATCTTTTTGTTTTTTCATTAAGTTAGTCTTTCATGCGTCAACCACAGGAACATCAATCCACGGTGACCATTCTTTTCTGCGAACATAGTCATGTGTTGTGGGATTGGTGGCACTATAATCAACAACGTCTACCTTTGTTCTGTATTGTAGCACATTTTCAAAGTTCTGGACAATGGTGGTGCCGTCCAAAACATGATTGGTAGGAACTTTGAGCCAACGGAGTTCTGTGTCAAGAAAGATCATGTCCAGAGACTGTTGCGGATTTTAATAAGACGAATCATCATTTCTTCGTCTTCCTTGTTATACTGATCTTCAATCTTTTGGCTGAGTTTCAGCGCCTTAGAAATTTCGCGCTTTTCTGCGGCGGTTTCATTTTCGCTGTCAAACAATCCCAGGCCAAGGTCACCATTCTTTTGTCTACGGCGCTCGCATAAAGCAGACCAGCCGCTGGCATCATGAACGTCTGGCCGATTTGGATAAACTTCCTTCCACCATTTATAGAGTGCTAGGATTTCCTGGGCCTTAACAGCCTGATAGGTGGGTTTCCCGATGTCTTTGTGATCTGCTCCAAGTTCTTCTTCTTTCCATACCAGATTACGTTGCCAATCGAGGTTATCCAAACCAGCCTGTGGACTACGCCATGTTCTCCAGCGGAACCATCCGGTGGCCCAGAAAGGGGGGTTGTATTTTTTCCGTTCATCTTTGTCACTCCAAGCAATGTGCCACCATGCTAGTTCAACTTCTACAAAGTCCACAAGTTCGTTGAACAAGCAGGGAAGGAACCTGTTACCAACATCATGCCACTGACCAGGTTTGATGTCTCTAGGGTGAGCAGTAAGACTATGAGTGCGAGTAACCCAACGGTTGTTGATGTAGTATTTGACGTCGTAGAGTTTGTCAACAGGCCACCAAATAAAGTTCTGCACGGCATCCAGTGCTTCTTCGGCAATCCAATAGCGAACTGGGTGCAACTTCTTGCCTTCTTGTTCCCATTCACGCCAGCCGCGTCCAGTCTTTGCGCCACCTTTTTTAATGCCGCGGACCCAGTCGGCAAATTTTGAGCATGACCAATAGTTGTGTCTCTGAGCCATTATTCAACCTTGTTAAGTGTTATTCCTGCTTGACGCAGAAATGTTAATCCGTCTTCGTTTCTGTAATTATGTTGCCAAAAAACCTGTTTTATCCCACTTTGGTAAATGAGTTTTGCACATTCCATGCAAGGAGCATGAGTCACAAACATCACTGCATCTTCAGCACTTTCAGAACTACGGGCAACCTTGGCAATAGCGTTGGCTTCGGCATGAAGGACTTCGGGTTTGGTTTTTAGCCGGTAACGACCTTGCATCTTGTTGCCGTCTGAGTCAATGTATTCACCTTCATATGGCCAGCCGGCTAGAATTTCGTCTGGACTAAGCCAACCACCAGCACTACACCATTCTTTGTCTTCGCAGTCATTGTCCCATCCTGATGGCATACCGTTGTAGCCAATGCTGATGATACGGTCATGCTTGACAATGATAGCACCGACCTGCAAGCGTCGTGCTGTGCTGAGTCCCGCATAATTTTCTGCGGTCTTCATATGTGCTTTAATATATTTTGGTTTCATGTTAAATACGAGTATAGCAGTTATTCAAGGATTTGTCAATGAAAGTTATCTTAATACACGGTGCCAACGCATCCAGAGTTTGTTGGAATTGGATCGGTTCTCAACTTGAACATCACGATCGATATGAATGGGAAATGATGTCTGATCCTGAAGAGAACCTAGCAGAAATGGAAAGCAAATTAGATTCCCCATCTCTGGTAGTTGGCCATAGTATGGGAGGACTTTATGCCTGGCACTTGGCTCAACGAAATCCTGACAAAGTGATAGGTGCTGTTTCTGTTGCCACTCCATGGGGAGGTATCATACAGGCTGACGTTTGGAAACTGTTTAACTTTTCTACACCCTGGTTGCGTATGGTTTCGAGACTTGAACCTTGGACAACACAATGTAGATTGCTTGATCCGCCTGTGCCTTGGACCAATGTTGTTTGCAGTCGAGGATTTGATCTCTTGGGTGTTGGTTCCAATGACGGAGTAGTTACCGTTCGCAGTCAACAGGAACTGTTTCGCCCGCATACTGAAATTGGTTTGAAATACGGACACAATGAAGTTTTACAGAGCCAAGAATTACTTGACATCATTCTCCAACGCCAGTTGAACCCTCTTGTAAGTCTTGCACAATAATCTCTTTCTTACCGGATGCCCAGCATCAAAGATATTAGCATAGTTCCACCAAATTGAGTAGGACAGGTCAGGTTGATCTGGTTCTGGAAGAACAAAGCCTTGGCTGTGATCCAACAACTCTGATGCCAGGCTCCAAGAGTAAGCATCGATTTCATCGGGATCTGAATAGTAGTCTAGTTCTTCGTTGTCAGACTTTTTGAGATTTATACGACTACGGTTTTTATGCCTGTGGTATTGGAATTGATGCACTTTTTCGTGCATGATACACTCAGACAAGTCATTGACGAAACGTTGCCAAGAAATAAAACCTTCACGGTCAAATTCATAGACTTTGTCTTCGGGTCGTGTGTTGATCCAAATACTGATGGGCTGATGTTTTACATAAGAGTCAAAGTTGCCTGAAAACACCAAGTGACCAGCATCCAATACTTCACTGGGGTTCCAATGAAATTGTGTTTTATATTTCTTGTTTAGAAAACGACCAAGCCGCCTGGCAAGGACTTGTAGATCCTCAACCGGACGGCCTCGGTCGTAAAGTAAGCGTCGAATGTCTTGTCTCACTCGCCATACTTTACGAAACTGCATTTTAGTCGTCCTTTTTGACTCCCAACAACTGTAGCAGGTTGATAAAGATGTTGATGAAGTCTAGGTAGAGACTCAATGCCCCCAGTGTGCGAGTTTTACCACTGTCACCGCCTTCATAGTAAGTGTTTTTCAGCATCTGCACATCGTAAGCAGTTAGGCCTACAAAAATCAGCACAGACAACACATTGATGGTAGCGGCCAGGGCAGGCAATGCCAACCAAATGTTGACAAGGCTGGCAATGATGATACCAATCAATCCCACCAGTAGGAATGAACCCATGCTGGTTAGATCTCGTTTGGTAGTATAGCCTAGGATGGCAAAAGTTGCAAACACAGCCGCGGCCAAGAAGAATGCCGAAACAACACTGGCACCAGTATAGGCCAACAGCAGTGACCCCATGGCAAGACCATTAAGGCCTGCAAAGGCCACAAAGCAAAGAATCAATGCATTGTTGCTGAGGCGCTCTGCACCAAAACTCATGACCAGCACAACGGCCAATGGACTGAGAATAATCAGCCAAGTCAGGATGCCTCCAGCATACAAGGCCGGAACTGTTGAGCCAATATAGGCAGTCACAGCACTCAAGACCAATGCAAAGGTCATGCGTAAAAAGATATCATTGAAGTATGACCTAAGTCCTTGATCAATACCCGACGATTCCATAACTGTATCATTAAATGACATGTTTATACCTCCGTAGACATTTATTTAACATCAAACAATAACTTCCTTTTGCCGTTGGTGTCGAAAAAGGTTAGTTCCTCTATCTCGAACTGCATCTGCCACAGACTGCGGTGCGCCTTCCCAGATCTTTCGCATTTCTTCATATTCGTAATCCTCGGCAGTATCATAGGCCCAAACTTCAGGCCAGCGTTGCATATTGGCTTGGGCTCGCAAAACCATCATGTTAACACGTTTGTCTAGATATCCTTTGGGCTTACGTCCTGCCAACACATCCAGCATGGCATCTTGTTTGATTTCGTCCCAAGGTATCAAAGTGTCAACTCCTAAAGTGTCAAATAACACTATCCACTGGCGAGCCATTTAGAAGTCTCCTCTATCAAGTCCGTTTAAAATTTTTACTGCACGATCAAGATTTTCAATGCTGGGTTCACACATACGCAATAGAGTCTTGCCTTCGTGTTCGTTGTAGATTGTCAACATGGGCTTTTCATCTTGATCCAACACTACCAACAGTTGAACAAAATCAACCTGTGTTAATTTGAGAACTTTGAAAAACATTATTCAATCTCCTCTATAGAATTGTTACCAATGATAAGACCTCGCTTGCCAGGAAACCTAAATTTAAAGTTTTCCACCATCTGTTTAAATGTTTGGCCATGTGCCAAGAACTCACCGCTCTTGGCGCTGTAAGCAAACACACCATCCTGGTTTTGTTCTACTGTCATGATCACAAGTAGCCTTTTAACTTCCTCGTGAATCTCTTCTCGGGATCGTTGCATTTCTTGATAGGCTGACATAACACGCCAGATCAAAAACAATATTAAAGCCCAGATGAGTAGTTCAACCATGGATTTGCTCTAAAAATATACCAAACATTGACAGTCCAAGGGCCGCAATAAAGTAGCCCGAGAACAAAAGAATAATGACACTGAGCCAAAGGTAAATCATAGATACCTCATTAGGTCTGGTGCAATTTGTTTGATCTCTTGAACATTGTCAATTTTAAAACTGCGCCAAGATTCCTTGTCGGTGCACCATACACTGAGCGTGGTAGGATTAGGTGCTTTGGTTTTCTCCGACTCAGTGACCTTTGGGGGAATGTGTCGACTGTCTAGGGTGCAAGGCATGACCCTAACGGTGCCATCAACTTTGACAAAAGTCACTTCACAAATATGACCACGTAGTAGGTCCACAAGTGTGTCACGTCGACGATCTGTGGTCCAGGTAGAATCAAATTTAATAGTTTGGGCCATGACTACTCCTTAATGTGATAGAGTTAGTATAGCGTCTTTGACCAAAAAAGTCAAGTGCGATTTTTAACCAAACTCTTTGGTCACGGGCTTGGCCCACTTACGCTTACATTCCAAACTGCCCCAGACAATGATAATATGGTCTCGGTCTGCTGATGCAAGGTTAAGCCCCACACGCTGTTTTCCATTTTTATCGCCCCAGCGGCTGGCTGTTTTGCTAAGGTCAACCAAACAAACAAATCCATCAACGATTCTACAGTCATCATTGGTGTGAAACTTTTTCAGCAGATGCCAATCAGTTTTATCAAACCCGTTGCCGGTCCAGCCAGCACCTGCACCAAAAGTATTTTTGTCTTCAATGGGTGTGTTGGTTGGCAAGTAGATCAAATCTTGTCCACGGTCTTGCGTGTCCTCTAGCACTGGATTGCCGGCCTGTTGATTGACAACGTCAATCATTAGGTTGTTGATAGGCCAATTAAACTGTTTGCTTTTTTCCACAGAGATTTGATCATTGCGGATAGCACCAAACATTTGTCTAGCAGTCCTGCGCCACACTTGTGTTTCCAGGGCAGGCAACACTTCTTGATTGAATTGTCTAACCACTTCAGGCAAGGCCTGACGTAGCAGTTGTGCTAAGTCGTTCATTGTTCTTCATACGCCCTATAGAGCAATTTAGGATTACGATTTTGACCAAATTCTTTTTTGAGATAGTGTGACAACAGTTTCTTTTCAATGCAAAATGTTACGCTGAGACTGTCATCGTCAATGATGAAACTTACAGGACAATGACGCCAACTACCGGTTTCTAGGAACTCAAGATAAGCACCTCGGTGCAGTTTGTTTGCAGGATCAAAAATTGTTTTGGGCCTACCAAAAAGAACCAAGCGGTTTGCTCGCCTATGTGCCAAAGTAAAATCTCCTATTAAGAATTTTGCAAGTTAAGTTAAATTATGCAGACTTCCCTGGTGTCTGTCAACCTTTCTTGGCCAACACGTGGCTTTTTAACAACATAAATTAAAATATATGGAAGTCAACACAAAAATCTTTGAGCCATTTTACGGAACCACGATCCTGTATTCCCCTGGCATTGATCGAGTGGTTTGCTTGGACCACTATGATCCTTACTCGGCCGTGGAGTCTGCACAGATCCTGAGTTCTAAACTGCCGTTGGTTGTTGGTGTGACCCGTAGTCAAGACATTGATCCTTCACGTTGCTTGGAATTTTCATTGCGTGACAAGGACCTGATGTTTGCTTTCAGTTCAATTTTCTACAGTCGTCAATGGCCCAGTTTCCGCAGACTATCAGGCGGCTTTGAATATCTTGGCTGGCCTGTAGACTACAAAGAGGAACCAGCCCGCGGTTATTTGATTCAACTGAGAGACTATGCTGAGTTTGTGTGCCAATGTGTCAAGGCTGTAAAGATCACTAACTTGATTTTTAATGTGTTGCCTATGCAACAGATTGCTGGTGTATATCTTCAAGAGAACTGGCCAACCTCTGTGTCTATTCCCACTGACAACACCGAAGCAGTAAGAGGTGTAGGCCCTAGCATACTACAAATACTCTATGACAAAGACAGCGTGGAATCTGCTGTTGAGGCCATCAATGAACTGTGGAAAACTATTCCTGACGTTGTGTTGTATCGCAATCAGTTCTATCAGTTCCTGGGCGTTCAACAACCCGAAGATGTTCGTAGTGTCAGTTTCTCTGGCAAAATTACAGGATTTGCAGTATGAAACCTATTTTTTGTTCAGTGACTTGGAACGGCTACCAGAATAGTTTTTGGCAAACTCTCAGCGAAGATTTGGATCCTGCTGGACAATTTTACATTGACATTGCTCGACGGCTGAATCCCAATAGGTTGATTTCTCGCTGTTCTGCAGAATGGTCAATTCCTTTTGAGCAACAGGTTTGGCCAGATATGGACATGCCTGCCTACGATTCAGCATTCAACAAAACATTTGCCGACATCACTGAACAACGTGCATTGGAAATTAAAAGTCGTATCAACAACAACAACGAACGGTTTGCTGTCATGTATTCGGGTGGCATTGATTCCACGGTGATCATGACAGCATTGCTGAAAAACCTAACGCAACGAGAAAAGAAAAATCTAGTAATTTGTGCCAGTGCGGCCAGTGCTGTAAACAATCCTGTATTTTGGACAAAGTTTATTGTTGGAAAACTCACAGTCATAGATTCTATCAGCACCAAATACGATGACTTGATAGAGCAAGGTCTAATACCCATCACCGGTGACACCGGTGACTGTTTGTTTGGCACCACCTTTGCCAGTCACCTATACTACAATTGGCGCAGTTATACAGGAAATCTGTCAAGTCTAAGTGCCAACGAACTGGAAAAGAAAATACAATACTTTACCAATCCGGAAATACACTACAGCAAGTTCAAAGATCTGCTGATTAACTATTTTAAAATTCCAAAAAAGCAAGGCTTTCCTTTCTACCCATTGGAACGACCTAATCCTGCTTTCGCTGAAACATTTTACAATAAACTAGATCTTCATGCTCAAACCAGCCCTGTAGAAATACGCAGTCTACACGATTTCTTTTGGTGGTATATTTTTAACTTGAAGTATGTCAACTGTGCTGTGCGTGGGCACATCTATTACAATGATCGTGTTGGCATCCGACAGGCCAACGACACCATTGTCAACTGGTATCACACCACAGACTATCAGCAGTGGTCAATGGCCAATAACAACAATGGAACCAAGATTGGGCTCACAGCGGCCACTTATAAAAAAGTAGCCAGAGACTATATCTTTGACTTTGATCGCAATCCTTGGTATCAACACTTTAAGTTGAAAATTGAAAATGTTGGCCTTATGTTCAACAAGCAGGCCGTTGAGCATTTGCCTGTGCCAGAGCGACCTAATGCTAGATTTGGTGTCACTGACGACTACCAACTGCTGAGTATTGATCAACCTGGTGTTCAAGAATACATTCGCAAGAGCCTAGTGAATTACAAAATAGATTGGCAATGAAAATATATCCCAGCAACGATGAGTTAAACAGCCTAGCAGGCATAGGATTTAATTCTTGGATCAAATATCGATTCAACAGGTCATTTGACAAACCAGAGATTGAAAGCGACATGGACATATACCTATGTCCAACCTATGCCAGCGAGTTCATGGACATTGATGTCATTGGCAATCAGATAGCACAAGAACTACATGAAACCTACGGAAATATCTATGTTGGCATGAGCGGCGGCATTGACAGTGAGTGGGTGGCCAAATGCTTCCATAGGCAAGGCATACCGTTTACACCCATCATCTACGAAGCCGACGATTTAAATTCTGTTGACACTTGGTGGGCAAAACGTTGGTGTGAAGAAAACAATATTGTTCCTGTTATTTTCAAAGAATATCTTGGACAGTTCACATATGGTATCACATCAATGAGTGCCAAACTCATGCTGAGAACTCCTGGCGGACCTTACATGATGTCTAGAATCAGCAAGTATGTCAAAGATCAAGGTGGAACACTTGTGCTTGGAGCAGGTTTTCCTGAGTATTTTCCAGACCCCAATCTAAACTATATGCGTGGTCGATTTAGAGACAACAAACTTGTGCATCCAGATGGATCAGTGAAAAACACCGGATGGCTCATGCATGAAGCCGATGTGACTATTGCTAGAACCATTGGGCAAGAACAACCTGCTTGGAATTTTTTAAGTTGGCGGCCTGAGATTGTGTTGAGTTACATCAGTCTCAGAGGGCACGGCACCAGCGAGTTCAACAAAGCCAAGATCTTTGACTGTCTTCCAAGACCCAAAAACATTGGAATACCAGACCAGTATTGGAGATCTAAAGTTCCTATCATTGAAAAGTGGACTAGACTGGCCAACAGAATCGGACACAGTGAAGTTGATTACATTGGAACAACTGATCAACTCAAAGCAATTTTATCTCAAGGCAATATCAATGCAGTCTGAAGATATCTCATTCAAATATATTCTCACCGTCCTCAAGCCCACAGAGTTGGCGTTCAAAGTCAATGGGCAGTTGGTTAGTCAGCATCAACTTGATGTTGGCAGGCAGGAAATTTCAAATCGTGTTACCACTAATTGGAAACAGGACTACTCGTTTGGTCTTGGCACAGTTGGTGACGTCACTGGTGCCAGTGTCATCATTGACAACATTGAGTTAACTTGGCACGACGATGATAAAATTACTCCAATTTGGAGGACTCGTGCTGACAACGAAGTTTGGGACTACATAGATCCAGATGCAACCAAACGTGCTCAATCTTTTGAAAACCATCCGGCATTGAGGACTGTGAGTTTAGATTATCAAGTTGATGGACGTTTAAATGGATTCATCAACAACTACGGACATTTTCGAGGTGTTGACGGAGTCACAGACTCTTTGGTTGATAATGGTCGGTCACCATATGTGATTGCTCGTCCTGGTGAATTCTTGTTTAAGTTTCAGGCACCAATTGCCTATTGGTTGTTTAGAAGATTATATTTTAGAATCAAACCCAAGGATGATTATCACACCACATCCTAAAGTGTTGTTTCTGTTCTTCAAAGTGCTCAATTGGCGGAGTCCAGGGACTCATCATTTCTGCTTGAGTCCTATCCTGTTTCCAGGCCAGTTCCCATACACGTTCATTGATTTTCCAGTTTAGTTCACTGTAACGCACATCTCTGTATTTGTAAACAACCACTGAAGTTTCTTTGTTGCTGGTTGGAATACAAACTGTAATAAACCAAGCACCAGGTTGATATTCCATCATTGTATATGGGTATAAGGTAATCCAAGCGGCAGACCATTTGGCCTTCCTGTCTGAGTCTTGCAATGTGGAATTGAATTCATTGTCAACTTCTACTCTGGGCACTAACTGTATGTTGGAATTCTTACCATAAGTCCATTTTAGTTGGCTTACATTGGGCGCAGAAATTTCTTGATACACCCCAGGATGAATCACAGGAATGTGTTCCACATCTAAGAATAGATCAATGATGTTACGCCAGTTTGCTCTTACAATATCAATGCGAGTTTCCATTAACTGCAAATGCCCGGTATTGACAAATTCACCCAACTCGTCAATGCTGGCATCAATGGGTTCGCTTAGTATAAAGTCAAAGAACCTATGAGATGCTTTTTTTGGCAAAGGTTTTGAATTACTGCATTGAGTATTGCCTGAACTGATGGGCTCTCCAGACAAACGATAACGCCATCCGTGATAGGGACAAACCCTATCTCCTTCACCGCGGCCACCAGACAAATAACTGCCTTGGTGTTGGCACACATTGCTGATCAACTCTGCACCAGTTGATTCATTGTTGACCACTGCCCATTCACGCAGTTGTGGATAGACTCGCCATTGATTTAAAGGGATATCTTTTTGGTGACATAAGAACATGGAGATATTTATTTGTTGTGAGACTTGGAGTTTTGGTCAAAATAAAAGGGCCCTAAGGCCCTTTTATTACACGATTAAATTACTGTTCAATCTGAGTCACTGCTTCAGCAATGCCATTGGCTTGGTTATAAGCAGTTCTAGCATTGTGCCAGGCGGCAAAGACAGGATCTGCTTCTAGGGCTGTTACAGCCGCTGAGTTAACAAAAGTCATGGTGCCTGTTAGTGTAAGTTTGTTTTCACTCACTGACAACGAACGACTTAGAACGCTGGGATTTGATGCTTGATAGGTATCAAGGATGTGTGCATCCACAGACGCTTTGTTGCCAACAAAGAAAGGAACATTTACATTTGGTCGAGTGAAAGTTCTGGTTACGACGATCATTTTATATTATCCTTATGCGTTGGGCTGAGGTAGTTGTTCGCCAACTAGTCTGCGCTCAATGTTTACCACAATGCCGTTTTGTGCAATGTGAGCATCGCGAGAGGCAATTAGGTTGATGTATTCTTGGTCTTCTAAGAAAGCCATAAAATCTACACGAGTCGCCCAGGACTCAGTGCGTGTAAAGGTTAGGCCGTCTGGTGAAATCGCCTGGGTTGATTCCAACACCTTACCTGTATCTCTATAGGTGCTTTCAAAATGCTGTGCAAATGCATCTGACTGTTGGAACCAGGGAGTCATGATATTTGGTCTAGTATAAGTTGCTGTTACAATGAACATTGCAAAATTTCTCCATGGATTGCCTAGACAAGCAGGTCGGGCTTGCTAGATTTGCTTGTGTCAGGGTTATTTATGTTTTCCTGCTTGTGTTCAGCAATCATTCGCACTAAAGGATGCATCTCTTTTTGAAAAACTTCAGGGCAGGCTGTTGCGGCACGTTCCATGTCCCAAGAACCAGGATAATGCCGTAGAATGCTGTGGGCTTCTTTACGCACCGCAATGGGTATTCTAGGATACTTTTTCTTATCATGCGCTAAGTCTTGCAAAAAGCGTTCTGCCCATTTTACGGCTCGATAGCGTTCGTCAGGTAATGTCATAGGACTCTCTCTACTGTTTGATAAAACTCGTTTTTTCCACATCAATTGTAGTTGCTGTAGCCAGGGTAATCAAAAAAACGTTCTAGGTAGTTGCTGATGTTACCGTAAATGTAGGCTTCCAGTTCTGCTGTGTCTTCATCCGACAGTTCTACTTCTTGCTCGATATTTTCATGCAGGCGAACCAACCAACTGTTGATTTGGTCCATATTGATGGCTGTTCTAGAAAACTTCTTGATCATTTGTGTATTTTACAGTATAATGCACTACAGGTCAAGATAAGTATCTGGCAAATAACCCAATTCAACTTTGCAGAGTATCGAATGTTACAATTGAACCAATATCCAGCACTATTGCTGAACGCCGACTGGCAACCAGTGTCGGTCCATCCGCTGTCGACTATGAATTGGCAAGACGCAATCAAAGCGGTTTTTCAGGAAAAGGTTGAAGTAGTCAAAGAGTATGACTACGAAGTTCACAGCGGTCATGCCGCCTGGCGCTTGCCTTCTGTGGTTGTGCTCAAAGAATACATCAAACGTGATACTGTGCCCACATTCAACAGGTATAACATTTACCTGCGTGATGATTTTACCTGCCAATACTGCGGTGTAAAAAAGCGCACACCTGATCTAACCTTTGACCATGTAGTGCCACGTAGCATGGGCGGCAAAACCAGTTGGACCAATGTGGTGGCCGCTTGCTCGCCTTGCAACTTCAAGAAGGCCGCAAAGCCATTGGGCAAGAGCGGATTGAGATTGATGAATGCACCTAGAGAACCCAGTGTATGGGAATTGTATCTCAAAGGCCGTAAACTGCCGCAGGATCATCTACACGAAACCTGGAGAGATTACCTCTACTGGGATTCAGAGTTGGAGAACTAATACTCGCCCGGTGCGTCTACCAAGGCCACCGGGTTTATTCCTTGTTCTCTGCTTTGTTGCCATTCCAACTCAGGCATTAGATCCAGAATCAAATGTGTCCTAGATCGACGGCCTGCATTTCTTGCTGAATGACGCACACGATTGTTGAGTTCATACAAGTGGCCAAAGGCCATATGAAACTCAACGTTTTCCCACAACTGAACACAGCGTTTGTTTGTGATGATTGGCACATGCAATCTAACACAACGATCATGAAACCATTGCGGATCTCGATGCCATCCTAATTCTACTCCTGGCACAAGGGTGGCAACTTCGCCACGAATCCATTTGTAGTTGGCAAACTGTGGCTGAGACAAGATCCATTCCAACAGCGGTCTGCAGGCTTGCAGTATGGCACGTTGTTCTTCGGTGTAGTTTTGTTCACGCTTGGCAATTGGAAAAGGGAACTCAATGAGTTTGCCATCGGCCAATGGTTTTTCAAACCTATCATAGTTGCCGTCAGTCCATTGTGCTTTTTTACAAGCATCAACAATGGGCTTCAGCAGTTTTTTAGGTATTTCAGATAGGGTGCGATAATTTACATCAATTAGCATTTTGGAATCTAGGTTTCAAACGAATGTCATGATCAACGTTGGCTCGCCACATCATTCTCTCGTCACCTTCTTTTAATCCCAATTCACCACGACGATGCACAAATGGCCAGTTATCGTAAAGAACAATATCGTTGGGTGTCCAATGATGCTCATAGACACACCCAGGAACCTCAGCCATGGCTTCCATGAGTTCTTCCACAATGCCAGTGCCCATGCTGACCTCACCTTCGTGTTTGGTATCTAGAATCCAACTATCAACAATGCCATGATAGTTTACTCTTGGACTCAATCTACCAGTGATTGGATGCTGTTTCATTGGTGACCAAGGCAATACATCTCGCCCAGGATGGTGCCAATTTTGTTGTATCACTGTGCGCTTTTCCCAGCGTTCACGCAATTTGGGATGAATCTCAGGATATGCAACTTCCATGTCTAGCCAGTAGGTAAACCCGGCTTCAGGGTTAGGCACAGTCTTCATATAGATACTGCGATGTGGGAGGTTGATGCCGCCGTCAATGCGATTGGCAATGTCAGCATGCCAAGGCATTTCGTAGTCTACCAACCGCTTGCTGAGTTTGTTGCTCATTGAAGTGATAAACTTCACTGAGTTATCTTTGGGATCTCTAACTGCTTCCCATTTTTCTGTGCTTTTAATGTAGTCCTTGCCTGTCCAAGGTTCTCCCCACAAGGACAAGAAATACCAATACTCGATCTTTGACCAGTTGGGTGCATGGAATACCAACATCTTGCGATCATAGAGCAAATGTCGCAGTTCTTGTGGATCCTGCTCAAACAGATCCTGCATGTCGGTAACTTCAGTGCCCCAGTCAGCATATATGTTTCGTGTTTGCATAGTTGATTATTTACCCAACTTGTCCATCATGAGATTCTCTGCATCTTCTTTTCTGCGGGCTAGATGTGCTTTGACCAGCATGGGAAAGATCAAATTAAATGTGGTGCTCAACAGTTCTTTGCCAGGCTCTCGGAGTTCACTGTATTGAGGGCTTGCTGGGCTTATATAAGAACATCGACTGTCTAACATAATTTGATCAATTGTTCCCAGCAGTATTTTCATTGCTTGCTCTTCTGTTGTCATAGATTGCTCCTGTTAGCGTATTAACCAAATACCTGCACTTTGATTGGCATTGGGACCTGGTGTATTTTTTATCTTGATCCAATGAGGATCCAGTTGGTTTCCATCCAACACAACACATTGACCCAAAACCACTACCACTGCCCATTCCTGACGATGCAGTCGCCCTTTGTAAGGGAAAGGACCTTGTGTGCCATCATTGAATCTGGGATTCAAGCAGGGTCTTTCTAGTCGTTGGCCAGATTCTGGCCAATGTGTCCAACGTTCTGCATCTTTGGGAATTTCTAGGTCAGGTGGCAAGCGATCAACTTCGTGCGTTTCTCTGCGCCCATCTCGGACCCAAGTGATCAATTCCTGTGGTTCATGTTGTAGTCTTCCGGACCAGTCGCGTAGATGTTTGGCATGCCATTCGTTCATCCATGTGTTGACCACAAGTCCCACTGAATCATCACTGCCTGCTACAGCCCCAATGATTTTTTGATTTTTCTTGGCTTGTTGTATTTTGCCATTGTGATCCAACGACACAGTCCAGCCAGCACGATCTTCATTGTCAGGGTTACCATCGGCCCATTCAAACATGTCTCCAAGTATTGCTATGGTGTTGTTCATGCAATTAGTTATTGACACAAACATCAACATGTATGGTCAAAAAAAAACGCCCGCCGAAGCGAGCGTTGTAAAAGAATCAGGAGTTCATATCACGTCGCGATCTTGACTCGAGTCAAGCGGGTCTCCTGATGTCCGTTTTGATCTGTGCTGTGAGTTTTGACTTCGCCTATGACTTCAAACTCACCATCATTGGGCCAATGATCTACTGTTTTACTGCTGGTCCAAAAATACAAGTTTTCACCGTCGGTGGCACGAATCACAGAACCAAGAAAAGTGCGACCAGCAAACTTGCTCAGGACAGTGATCTTACGACGAATACGTTCACCAATGACACCTTGAAACACACTGGAATAGCCAATCTTGCCCACAGTCTCAGCCACACGTTCGCGGCCTACTTCTCGGCGATAACGACTGCCCAGGCAGGCCATCAGTGCCATGTCAGTTCTCACGCCTACTTCTTGTTTTTGTATCAACTTGAGAATCTTTTGATCAAATTCGTGCTGATTGCCACCCAATGCATCAAACGCTAGACCTTGAAAATGCTGGGCCATGTCCTGGCCGCGAGCACGGTCTTCGTCAGTGACTGCTGGCATGCCCACATCAATGTTGTCACGAATTAGGTCGCGATTGGGCCTGTAAAGTATGACATCAGATGTGGGTTCGGAGTCCGAAGGTGGCGCATACTCAACGAACTTGACATAACGTCCGTCATTGATGCGATCAGCCATGGCTACCAATGCCCAGGCCTGCTCAATGGAGATCATGCGCTCTTGGTTGCGAACTCCGTCGGCAGTGACCATGCGGTTGTAGGCCCTAAATGGTCGAACATAAGACATGTCATACCTCATGCAAAGTCTACCGACGACTCAAGTTGTCCCGGGCGACTGTTAACAATAAGACGACAATTGACCACACCTTTGATTGCCGCCACAATGTTTTGCACTTCCTCATCCGTGGCATTTTCCAGGAACAGGGTGCCGCAAGCAAAGTGAGCCTGAACTGTGGGCTCAACTTCATTGACTTGATTTAAGACTGTTTTTTCAAAACCCATGACGGTCTCCTGTTAAGCAAATTCGTAAAATTTCACAGAAGGGTCCAACTTCTGCAGTTCTTGGGCCGCGGCTGTCAAAGCACGATACCGGGCTTGCACCTGACTACGTGGCAGTTCGCCATCGCAGGTGAGATTTTCTGGAGACAGATCGCCGTCGATCATGTCAGCGATGCGCTGATTGTCAACACCAATCACCAAGGGTTTGCCTTTGAAAATGGCGTTCCATGCATTCTTCTTTTCAACGTAGGCTTTGAGTGCTTTCATTTTTGGCTCCTTTGCGTTACAGTATCGCTTAGGCCGAGTCTCCAAACTCGCTTCGGATCCCTTGGTTACAACCCTTTTTGCATTTCTGCTGGGTTCTTACATTTGAGGATCGCCTTGCTTTTCTTTCTTCTTGTTTCTATTATAGCGCCGTTTAGCCAAAGAGTCAACCAAAAATACCGTTGTATTTTTACAACAAATTGTTGTATTTTTACAACAAACCTGTAACCTGTTGTTTTTATGCTACAAATCAGGGTTTCCACAAACGATTAGGTTGACAAATGCCCGAACCTTGTGTTGAAAACAACTGAATTGGCTCGGGCCTAGCACGATTGGTCCAACTGAACAAACGATATGAACCTGTGTGACGATCCAAAAACAAAATCACATTGTGACTGGCACGATCGCTGTCAGGAAAATTTCCATCCAGAACATAGTGACTGGGCAAAGCAATGACACCAGAATATCTTTGTGTCAGCCGAGCCTCAGGGTCTTGGATGGTAATGGTGTTGTCTACAGGATCAACAACCAAGTTGAATTTTTCTGCGGTCTTGACAGTTTTCTTTGCTGTTTGACCATCAGCCGCATAATAACTGTTGACAAATATGCCCGAGCAAGCAAATGGTTCAGGCATCATGTCTTGTGCCTGGGCTGATGCAGTCAAGGCCATGGCGGCCAAGGTTGATAGTAGTATACGCTTCATGATTTTCTCCTCTCGTTAATACATAGAGCGTTTTGCTGGCTGTGTCAACCACTAAGTATCGCATGTTAGAAAATTATTTTCCATTTCGCAGTCGTGTAGGTTTGGGCCTCAGTGGATTTGGCAACTTGCCCGAGAAACGCAGTTTTGACACCAGCCGTGTGTTAAGTGCTCTTAACATGGGTTATAGATTGTTTGACACAGCAGAAATGTATGGGCAAGGACAATGCGAAGCATTGTTGGGAGATGCTGTGAAAATTTGGAATGGTGCCAGACAAGACATTCAAATTGTCAGCAAAGTCTTGCCTGACAATGCAACATCAAAACAAGCAGTCTTGGATGCTTGCCGTCGCAGTTTGGACAGACTACAAACTGACTACATTGATGTTTACCTACTGCACTGGCGCAAACCTGAAACAGATTTGCCAGGAGTAGTAGATGCATTCTTAGAACTAAAAAGCCAGGGTCGAATTTTGCACTACGGTGTCAGCAATTTCAATCCCGACGGCATCAAGTGGTTTAAAAACCTAGAAGCCGAGCGCGGCGTTGCTGTCAATAATACTGCAGGTGCTCGTGTGCTACAAACACGCTACTCCATTGTTGACCGCTTGGTTGATAGATACCTGTTGGATTATGCTACTAAAAATTACAACATGACTATCATGGCACACTCGCCATTGGATCTAGGCAAACTGTTTACACAAGGTGCAGAATTGTCGGCTGTGGCTGAACGTGAAGGTTGCACCGTAGCACAGTTGGCCTTGGCTTGGCAATTGCGTAGAACAAATTTAATTACCATTCCTAGAAGCAAAGATATTGCACATCAAATTGACAACTTGAAAGCCTCACAATTGTCATTGAGCACACAAACTCTCAACGAAATTGACAGGCTATTCCCAATACCAACGCCGGAACAACGTCCATGATAACACCACAGGTATTACCTCCGCTGTCTGATGAACAACTAATGCTGTTGATCGCAGAATTTGAAAACAATCAAGAAATGCAGACTCTTCCTGGGCGCAGGTTTGGCCTGGACATTGCTGGTGCTGTTGACATTGTTGAACCCATCATTGATTCGGTATTGGGCATTGGAACTTGGCGTGTGGCTGGGGGCAATTTCTTTGAAACTGAAACAGGCTATCGTGTGCATGCCGATACAGGAAAGGAAGGACCTGAAAAGGTCTGGCAAACATTTGTATTTCCATTGCGGCAAGAACTGCGCGAAGATATACCTGTGCATTTAGACCGCAATAGATTCCTGGTGCTTAATCAAACTTGGTCAGGCCCTGCGGCATTTTTCCTGCATGGCGAAGACACTGAACCCAATGAATATAATGTAGTGGTAAGAGATTATTGGAACGAAGGAGTAGGCAACCTTGATGAGCCCAGCACATTAGATGGTGTTTTGTTGGAACATTGCCCGCACCTTAATATAAAAAACTTTTATGGACTAACTGTTGACCGACATTTTACCTGGACACCAGGTGTGCCCATGACATTTCCTAGAAATCGTCTGCATGTCAGTAGTGCATTTCCTAGAAATGGCATTCGACGCAAACTGGGGCTTAGTATTTTTACCAGTAGGATTTAAATGAAAAGAATTGTTGCCATTGAACGTCGTCATCCTGTGCTGTATGTTTACTGGACTCTGACAGACTTTTGTAATTTTCGCTGTAATTACTGCCCGGACAGTTTACACTCAGGAAACTTCAAGGCCGGACGAAAACCAGGATACCCCAGTGATGATGAGATTAGACGTTTCTTGGATCGTTTGATCAACCGCCATCGTCAAGACAGATTTCTACAAGTTTGTATTTCAGGTGGAGAACCCACACTACATCCCATGTATGAGGAAATTGTCAATACCCTGCATCCCTACGGCATTGTTGAAACCATAACCAATGGTTCCAGAGCCTACGAATGGTGGACAGGACTCCAACACTTGCCAGATAAAATCACCATGAGTTTGCATGCCGAGTGGACTAAAATTGACCGTGTAAATGAACTGGGTGAATTTCTATTAGACCACAATGTGGAAGTGGCCTACAACATGATGTGCGATCCAGGAAATTGGCATCGTGTGCAAGAAATGTATCAGCAATTGACACCAAGACTACAGGCCTTGGTCAATGCCAAAATACTCACTGATCATTCTGGTGGTGTCACAGATGGGCAACCATGGGAATATCACCCTGATCAAATTGAATATATTCGTGGTATTCATGCACACGGACAACGACCACAGCGGCGATTTGGCAACGTGCCATTGAATTCACGATTGATTTACAGCGATGGCACTGATTCAGTGCTGACCAACCCGTTTGATCTAGTCAATACAAAACAACACAGTTTCCGCGGCTGGAGTTGTAGTGCTGGTCATGCTGGTGTCACTGTTAATTTTGATGGTTATGCCTATGCTGGCAACTGTCGTGTGCAACGTCTGGGAAGAATTGATGAGTTTGAACTGCTGTCTAGTCCAGTAACGTGTCCTCGTCAGTGGTGTAAAACAGCCGCTGACATTCCCTTAGACAAACGCTACATTGAGCCAGAATCAGCAACACCCAGTTCTGCAAGTGCCCAGGCACGTTCAACACAGTTATAACACTGACCGCAACGACCTTGTGTTTGCTCTGTGCAACTGTGTGTGATACTCAATAGCCCAAAACAATCAAACTGAACAAACAAGTCCATAGTATGGCGTTTGTCTACCAAAGCAAATGGGCAGGTGCAGGTTATGACTCCAGCATCATTGGTAAAATGTATCTGTGCAGGTCTATGCGGATATTCCCCAGGCATGGGCACAGGTGGGTGTGCTTGACTGCCGTAGAAGATGTGTTCAATGCCGTGCAGTCTGCGAGCATCACGTTCTCCGGTGTGAGTCTGCTTACTGTGATGAACTGTGGGGTCACCCACTTGTATAGGTGCTGGAATGTGTGTGCCCAGTCTAGCATTGACCCACTCTACAATTGCTCTAACATAAAGCCATGCACCATCAGTTCTAGGAACACACATGGGCCTGAGATTGTGTTGCCAACCATGCTCTTTGTTTTCCAAGGCCAACAAATAAAGCAATATTGCCGAGTCTGCGCCGCCTGACAGCATTACACCAATTTCACGATGTTGCTGAGGTAGTTCAATGCGAATTTCTTTTTTATTGCCAGTGGGGCCTGCTTGAATAATCATTTTAATGCCTATGCTGTAGATTTTCCAATACCCAATTTACATTAGGCACAGTAAAGGGCACATTTAAAATCAAATGCCAACTGTCTTGCGCCCAACTAATTGTTCTGTGAGTCATGCGAGTATTGACATAATAGACACGACCGGGTTCAATGTGCATTTTTCTGTCGTCTTGCCACCAGTCATACTGCATGGGTCCAACATTTTTTAAAAATGCCACTAACCTAAAACACGGACGCGGCATGCCAGGATGATCTCTGTGTGGGACAAAATAGCCGCCAATGCCAGAATTGACAATAAATGTCCTGCCCAATGGATTGAAATTGTCTAGAAAACTTCGGAGACTGACCAATTGTGGACTGGCACGATCGCAATCCAGATACAAAGGTGTAGGCACACAAAACTCATGCTCGCGAACTTCGCGTCCTAGAAACTTCATGGCTTCAGGAATAGAAGGCGGAGCACGATGATCCCAGCCAGGAACTGTGGTAAGACTCATGGCTTTTCTGTTGTTGGGACGATCACTCCTGGGCAAATAATCTACCCAGTCTGCGGAATATTTTTCTTGTATGACACTTTCAATGCCCCAGGTGTCTAACTGTATATCCAAGGGCTCAAAATTGCCCAGTTGACTCAGTGCGGCCTCGGCGGCCACATATTCAGGGGTCAAGGCCCTAGTGTTAATTCCTTGTCGGCTACCACTGGGACCTTGACCTTGTATTGTATTATTTGTAGAGTTGAACACTGACATGCAATAATTTATGCAAAACTACTGGTCAGTGGAATTCCTTTTTCGGCTAATTTTTCTTTCCAAGCCCAAAACGTTTTGCCATGTGTCATTACGCCTTGTCTTTCCCATTCATATTGATGAACCATTTCGTGTGCCATAACGTCGATGAATCTTTTTGGATCTAGATATGTTTTTTGCAGTCTAATTGCTTTGGTATAATGTGGACCGTAACGATGTCCTCGTTGCCAGCCTTCGCATTCGCCCCAAAAATCCCATTTTTTACGATCTTGAATTATGATTTTTTCTGGAAATTCTAACACGCCGTTAAACACAGCGTGATTCAGTGCTTCCCATACTATGCGAGCATGTTCATGGTTAGCAACAAATTGATTGGTTTTGTCAAACTGCTCAGCCTTACGCACCAATACTGACAATGGCAAGCGTTTAGCAGATTGACGTCGACCCGGGGATCTACGGCTCATTTTTACAGGCCCTCGATTGGCACAATCTAGCATTGTGCTTGGCTACTTAGCGCCGGGCCTGAAAATTTAAAACACCAGCAATTGGCGCTTTGGTAAACTAGGGTTTTATTGGGCTAGAACCAGCCCTGGGATTACGTCGCCGTCAATGAGCATGTCTTGTGGGTGTTTACGACCAAAAAATTCATTCTGGCGCCAGGTGTCAGTGGCTTCATCAAAATCCCACCAGCAACTGAAACCCAGCATGATGTGGGTGCGAAGCACAGGCGTGTCAGTGACTTCGGTGGTATAGGCGCGATGCAGTAGTCCTGTATCCCAGGTGTAGGCATAGCCGGCTTCCAAATGCACAGGTTGTTGTCCTTGTTGCTCTAACACAAAAATTGGATCAGTGACCACAGGAATATTGATGCGTAGATTTTCAAACATTGACTCGTCAGTGTGCCAACTTACTCCAGCCAACTGCTCTCCGTTGACGCGAGTTTGCCCTTGGCGACTGCTGGCATCAATGGTTCTGATACTGCTACGCACCATGGTCCTTTTGAAACTGTCAACAAATTCGCCTAGATATCCATGACGACTGCCAGGAGTGCGGTAGCACATACTGTAGGTGTCATAGTGTGTGTTCTTTTTGCTGTAGGTTCGTGCTTCCTCACCATTGATTCTGCTGAAAGGATTGGCGCCCTGATAGCCTTTGGCGCCGGGGTTATGGTTGCCCTGCACTTGCTGATGAGGATCTACATCAGTGCCGTCTACATGCCTGGGATTATAGGTCAAGCCCATGCCCAAATAACCAGTGTCATTTTTGGGCTGTCCATCGCTGTCACGACCAATCCTGTATTGGTGTAGGCCGTAGACTGTGCAGGCCTCCAAGGTGTCTGACACAAGCCTAGCAAAATCCACTTGTGGCATACCAAACTTCAGCAAACTGGCACGTGACTCTCTGGGCATCAATGAGGAATTTAAAAAACTGGCTTTGTTGTCCAGTGTGCCTGACACTGGCCTAAACTCTGGTGCAAGATTTAAATTTACATAAATGGTCATAGCAACGGAATTTCGTTTTGATATTTTGTGTAACTGGCTTCTAATGCTTGAAGCCATTCAAAAACCTTGGGGCGGCCTTTGATGGCCATGATAATTTTAGGTTTGGCCAAATCAGCACCATGTAAAAATGCACCATTGTTGAACACAAAGGTATTGGTATCTGCAGGCAGTTTTACATAAGTGCGCTGGTCTTGGGGGATTCTGTCAGCCTTGATACCGTAACTGCCTTTGGTGCGAACATTGATAATGGGTGGATTGAATGCTTCGCCACGTTCGGGCCATTTGCTCATCCAAAATGTAGGACCGTCATTGGTATCCCAAATCATAACACGCAGACTGTCAGGCCAAGGATAAATCACAGCATCAGGATCAATGTGCGGATTTACTTCGTTGATGTTAGACCACAGCACAACCTTTTCCATGCTATACCAAGGCAAGCAATCACGCAAGGCTTCAAACATTCGAGGAAAATGTGCTGACCAATCATCAACCACTGTGTTGCTGTAGTTAAACTTGGTATGATCAATTTCAGGATTTAACCAACAACACAGTCCTTTCCAGTATTGTGTTTCGTTGAGTCCACGAGTGATGTCAGCGTTTTTGGCCTTCCACAAGTCCCAAAATAAATTCCAATCGTCGGGCTCAATTTTTGGTATGGCCAAAGGCACATAAGGAACTCGTGACCACTTGGCATCTACTAGACGTAGCTCTGGCCATGCCTTTGGACTGATATGACTGAGAAAACGCAGGTCAACCGCAGGGTCTATGTCAATTACACGATTGGCCACTCGGGCCATTCTACGCCAATCACGGGTGCCGTTCAACAAAGGCACAGCATCCATCATGTCCAACTGTGTCCAGGTTGTGGGATCTGCAGGACTGCGGCCCGGTGACAGCAATTGCCACTGACCTGTAAAACGCATGGTGTTGGGATTGTATTCTGCCCAGACAGTTTGGGCCGGCGGAACAATATTGGTGCTCATTCACTAATTTATCAATACTGTGGCCGGCGATTGAATCAGAGTGTTGGCTATATCAATCCAGTTGTTGAAGCGTCTGACTCGTAGATCTTGATAATTTCTATTCCAGGGTTGATCTAGCAAATACGCAGAGTGTCCGGCTTGTGCGGTGTCTTGTGCTGTTTTAATGCTGGCCGTGATACACACAGCATCATCAAGGTCTTTCATGTAAGGATAAAAACTATTTTTCTCCGGCATGGAAAACAAATCAGTAAAGACATTGGGAATCAGCAGTTCCAAATTTGCTCGCCTTAGAATTACACGATGTAGTTCATTGCCGCAATGTGCAAGAGCAGTGATTTTATAGCCGTGACGTTTGAGTGCTTGTAGTGCGCGATTGGCGTCTTTGATAGATTTAAGTGCGCCCCATTGCCAACTGTGATTGACAAATTCTTTGACCCATAAATTGGCCAGGCCGTCATCAATGCCTAGCCAATCGCCTAAACGATCTCGATCTTGTATGGACTGTCCTGTGACTTTTTTCAAGCGATTCATGACCGCTAGCCAATTAACGAATCCGCCTAATACATCTACACAAGTGTCATCAACGTCAACAAAAATGGTGCGCTGATATGTTTCAATTTTGTTTGGTTCGTCGTCGGCTACAACACCAAGATTAGGCATCAAGTTCTACGGTTACACCCAATGAATGGCCATTGGTGCGAGCAATTTGTGTGCTTTCGTGCGCCTTTTGTTCGGCCACTTCAAAACTGTAAACTCCAGCGGTGCCTTTGCCGTTCTGATGAACTTGTAGCATGATCTGAACAGCGGCTTCTTGGCTGTGGTGGAAAATTACTTTTAGCAGTTCAATGACAAACTCCATTGGAGTAGAATTGTCATTGAGAATTACCACGCGAAATCTTTCAGGCTCGCGGACACCTAGGGTATTTTCTGTTTTTTTGCGGGTTGCAATTGCGGTGTCAGTCATTGTGTTTACAGTCTCCGAGGATATTTAGCAAGTTACTGAGTAGGTAGTCCGGTTGGACTACCTACCCTTATCACAAAGTTATTCCTTAATCAATGGAATCTTACGTGGCTTGAGTTCTTCAGGAACATGTTTTTCTAGGTCAATGACCAGCAAACCGTCCTTGAGACCAGCCGTCTTGACATCAACATGATCGGCCAAAACAAACTGACGAGTAAAACTGCGGGTGGCAATGCCACGATGCAGATATTCGCCGCGGTCTTCTTCTTTCTTTTCTCCGGTCACAGTCAAGGTATTTTCCTTTTGTGTAACATCAATTTCAGCATCAGTGAAGCCTGCTACAGCAATGGTGATGCGATAATTGGTGTCTCCGGTCTTTTCAAGATTGAAGGGAGGGTAGCCGCCGTTGCCTGTGGTTGAAACCTGCATCAAGCGATCCAGTTCCTCAAACATACGATCAAAGCCAACTCCAATTTTGTGGTAAGGATGAAAGGCCGCATGGCCCATATTTAGATTTGACATAATATAGTCTCCTTTTCAGCGAGTCTAAAGTGTGAGCCCATCTTGGGCCTCACGGTGCGTCACCAGCCCTCTTGGCACTGGCTTAACACAATTATACTTATCTATTGGTCAAAATGCAAGATTCCAGACTGCCGTTTAATACAGGCGTTTGCGCTGGTCTTTTCTAGGAGGTCTAAGTCCGGACATTTCTTGTTGTTCAACTTTTTTGAGCCAACGTCTACGAGCCTTGTTTTCTTCTTCTACCCTGGTAATGCTGGGTTTGACGTATTCCATGCGCTCTTTGACTTCATCAAGAATGCCTGATTCCTGCACCAATTTTTTGAATTTTCTTATGGCTTTTTCTACATTGCCGTCTTTGACAACAACTGTAAGGCCACGTGTTTTTTCTCTTTTCATAAGGCCTATTTATTAACTGTGCTGGTGTTTCTAAATAATAACACTAGTTTATCGTCAACTGTGGGTGTGACAATGACTTTGGTTAGGCCTTCTGCGGCTAGTTCTGGCAGATTGAATTGTAGATCCTGTAGTAGTCCTTCAATGATGTTGCGTAGGCCACGGGCGCCAGTGTTTTTCTTAATTGCTTCGTTGGCTATCCAATGACGTGCTTCTTCTGTAAACTCCAACTCTACTCCATCCATGGCAAAAATTGTTATAAACTCTCGCTCTAGGCTGTCTTCAGGGTCTCTAAGGATTTTTATCAAAGATTCTGCTGTCAACGGATCTAGTGCGGCAATCACTGGAACACGACCCATAAACTCAGGTATCATACCAAACTTAACAAAGTCGTCGGGCTCAACATAATTCAACCAATGGTCATTGGACTCTAGTGTAGATACTACCTGTGCTCCAAATCCAATGCGTGTGCCGCCAGTGACACGTCGCTTGACCTGCTCATCCAAGCCAACAAACGCACCACCAAGAATAAACAAGATATTTTTAGTGTCAACAATGTTGGCATCAGATCCTGGATGTTTACGACCGCCTGACACAGGCACACGACATTGTGTGCCTTCGATCAGTTTCAGCAGGGCCTGCTGAACACCTTCACCTGAAACATCTCTGGTAATACTGGCGCTTTCGCTTTTGCGACTTTTCTTGTCAATTTCATCAATGTAGATGATGCCGGTTTCAGCACGTTTGACATCACCGTCGGCGGCCTGCACCAGCCTATGAACAACATTCTCTACATCATCACCAACATAGCCTGCTTCGGTCAGTGTGGTGGCATCAGCCATGGCAAATGGCACATGCAGTCGTTCAGCCAGTTTTTTGGCCAACAGCGTTTTACCAGAACCCGTGGGCCCAATCAGCAAGATGTTGCTTTTCTTGATGAGGCCTTTGTCTTGTTGATTCAATCTCTTGTAGTGATTACGCACAGCCACGCTGAGTGCTCGTTTGGCCAAGTCTTGACCAATCACATAACGGTCAAGATATTGTTTGATTTCTGTTGGGGTTGAACCTTCAGCAAAATGCGTGACTGGTTCTTGAGTGTCTTCGTTTAATACTTTGACGCAGAGTTCAATGCATTCATTACAAATGTAAGATGTTTCCCCTGCAATAAGACTGCGAACTGCGCTTCTAGATTTACCACAAAAATTGCAACTTAAATTTTTCGTATCAATTGCCAAACGCCGCCTCCAATAGACTATCCAATTCCTCAATGCTCTCAAAGTGAGGAACACTGATTGAATTTAGCAGGGTTGCCAACTCCTCGTTGCCCGGGTTGACTTGAAACACCACTGGGAGGTCCATTTTAAGCATGGCCAAACACATGTGTAGTTCATGATCAGTGCAATGAGAAGTATCGCATATGATAAGATCACAATTTGGTGACACATGCCAATACCAAATCCAAGCCTTGGGATCAACATATTCAGTGTTGTTGATGTAAAATGTGATTTGGTTTTTGTTTATGCCCTTCTCAATCAACGTTGTGACTTCATTTTGCCAGGTTTCACTGTTGCTGATCAAGCAAAAGGCCACTCCCCTGGGCGGGCTATAGAGCGTAGGTGGTGATACGATGTAAACGCTACTGTCATTCATAATTGTCAATGATTATTCGTCTTTGGTTGGAAAACTGCTTTGCAACCACCCGCGACTGCGTCGACGCTTGGCTTCAGTGGCTGTGGCTTGTTTATATACTTTATCTAATTCATCCACGGGCTCAACAGCCGTTTCAGGTGGAGTCAACCAGGCCTCACCAGGTGTTCCTGGTGGTGCAATGCTACGACTTCTAGCACGTTCGGCCATTTCTAAGATTTCTGTTCGACGTTCCTGTGCTTTGACTTCAAATTCCTCCTGAGGCGTGGAAGTAGTTTCTACAAGTTCTTCTTTGACGTCAGGCAAAACAACTTTGGCACCGCCAATGGTGCCTGGCATGGCGGTCCAGAACACAGCAGTAGGTTCAATGCGTCCAGCCTGCTGATAGTCAGCGGTTTTTATTTCTTGTTTGGGTGCAGGTGGTGGGGGATCCACTCCTGCGGGTTCATCAGACTGAACATCCAGTCTATCCACAGGCGCATCATCAGTTCCGGGAGAAGTTGGATCATTGTCGGGCTCCTTGTTGTTGCCAGGTTCCTGTTCTTGTGAACGGAAATATTGGAAACTGTATTGACTGGCCAACAGCATCACAACCGCCAGTGGGTCGAATACAATAACGATAATAATGATAACCCAACGAACAGCACGTTCTAACAAATTGGCATCAGGGTTATCACCATAGATCAATGCCGCAATGTATTTAATTGGTCCAACTTCTGCTTCCACTGCTCTGAGTTCAGCGGCAATGGGCGCACGTTCTTCATTGAGTTTGGCAATAGCAGTATTGGCTTTGGCAATGTCGTTGTTGAGTCTAGTGCGTTCTTGTGCTTGTTGTCTACGCAATTGAGCACTACGTTCTGCGCCGCGCTCGTCTTTGCTACGACTCATGATTTCGTTGACCGCAGTATCTAACTGACGTAGTGCGACTCTGGCTGTTTCAGCATTGTCGCGTTCAGTTTTGATCTTTTCGTCAATCATGGCAATTTTGGCAACAACTGTGCCAGTAGGCACGGCTTGATCCAGGTGTGCCTTGCTTAGGTAGCCAAAAATACCCATGCTGGTAATGACCATGAGAATGGCCACTGCGGCCAACAAATAACCTTTGATCAATTTAGGTGCTATAAACCAATTCTGTTTAAGCCAAACAGTGGCAACAAGTTTACTGACTTCTAGAACCACGCCCATGATCATAATGGCCACCGCCGAAGCGGCAAAAATACTTACAAGGCCTGCTACACTATACCATACGGCAACTGCACTGATACAGAGGCCACTGAGTAGTGCTAGCCAGGCTATAAATCTGTCTGCGTGTGTGATTTTCATTTATATGTGTGTCCTTGCTGGAAAGCAATGTGGAAGGTTGTCAAACAAAGGTTTGTGAATTAAATTGCCTGCAAGGTCATAATCATAGGTAGTGTTTAACGCCTGAGGATTTGGAACCTTGGCATAAGGATCGTATAATTCACACATACGTTCCCAATAGTTACGTGGCATCACATCTACAATGAGATGAGTTCTCCAGGTGTCACCATAGTTTACAGCGGTGTGAACAATCTTATTGTTCAACTCCCAAACTTCGCCTTCACAGATGTGATCTCTGGTGCCACCGTTGTCAAGATCATAACTGTTGTGATATAACCAACAATTGTCATTGGTGCTGATGGCTATGTTGTAACGTCTGGCATACCTTTGGTTATAACGAGTGTCAGTATGCATCACTGTGTCGCCAACGTGTGGTCTCATTCTGGCCACTTCGCTTTGAACAATTACAGGGTCAGCAATACCGGTCAATGGAATAATATGTGTTTCTAACACAGGTTTGACAATGTTATTCCACAGTGACCAAATGCCTGATGGATAGCCTTTCATGAGATTGGCGAACCCACGGCATCGTGCTTCATTGACTGGAAAATAAATCAAATGCGTTTCATCACCACGCAAATATCTGCGTGGCTGTTCTACCGGATCCCAATCCCAGGCGGCTTCCCACTCTCGATACTCGTCAAATATGCGAGTGTCAAAAGTAGCAATTTTTCTTGCGGTTAGGCCCGGTTCATACATGCTTAGTCATCCTCGTCTGAATCTTCAGGTGCTTGGAAGTTTTGTGCTAATCCTTGCTCAACCAAAACTTCGTTGATATTTAATCCAGGGTCACCTGATTCATTGGGGATATATGCCCAGCCCAACACACGACCAAGTTTGGCTCGCTTGGTAATAATAGGTTCTACTATTAGTCCATCCTTGCAGATTTCCAATAGAACTGTTCTTACTTCTGCATCCTTGCCCGACGATGCAACACCAAACAAACGAATTTTTTGTCTGGTATTGACATTAAAGCCAAGGTCAATTTCTACTTCAAGTGTGTCGGTGCTTCTTACTTCAATGAGTCGGGCTGGGTATAATCTTCGCATTTTTCTTTACCGGTTGTTTCGTCGATAAAACACATGATCGCCGATTTGGCTGGCTTGTGTGTATAACCTGCTCCAATCAGGTCTAACGTATGTAGCATGAAAATGTGTGGCGCCGTTAGTCGGATCCTGTATGTGTTCGCCGTCAAACAATGTGGCCAACGCAATACCAATGGCCAAACGCCAATCATGTCCACCAACACGGGATTGAGGATTAGGGTTATTGCATACCCAACTGAATTGGCAAGTGTCAGGCACCAATCGTTGACGCACAACTCCACACACAGTTCTGGCATAACCTTCATCAAGTCTGTTGAGTGTGACTTTGGCCACACCCACTTGACCAGCCAATGGCTGACCACGACTTTCAAAATAAACGTTTTGTGCCAGGCACAAGACCTGCTGGTCTTTGATTTTAGCAACGCCGCCGGCTCGATCAACTTCGGCCAGATGTTCTTGAACAATACGCTTTACACGTTGGTCCCAGTTTTCCTTTTGATAGTATCTGTATTGAACATAACCAGCCACGGTTTGATTTTCAGCATTTACGTTGGCAACATCAGCAAGACTACGGCTAATGAAAAAAGTCATTATCACTGCCGCGCTCATTACGATGGCGCCTTTTAGTAGAAACCTTGCGGATTCTACAAACTTTGACATGCCCGGATTTTTTAGGGTCATGTGCATGTTACACCTCCTTTCGTTGGATCGCCTCCGACAACACCTGTTTGCTTAATACTGCATCCAGGACATCGTCTAGGTTGTGGTATCCATGATCTACCTGGGTGTAGGTAATATCATGCTTTGCCAACAACACCGCGATCTTGTGATCGACCTCAAGGCTGGCCTCAAGGTTATGCACACGGCCGCGATCATCAAACCACGGGCCGCGCTCTAGAAAAGCCACAACATTGTCGTAACCTTTCCAAAGTTTCACCACCACATCCTCCCATTCGACTGGATAGTCCTTAGGAGCATAGATGGCGCTTAAAAGAATCGGGCTGTCTGTTATTACCAGATCAACTCGACCTTTTAATCTTTCCAATCTCTGCACTTGCCTTCCAAACACATAGGCTTGATTGGCCAGTGCTATATCTCTACCTTCCCACACCAGGTCTTTGGCAACTTCCGTTACCAGTTCGACATTCCACCCTCGGCACTTGGCTCTATGATAAAGGCCTGATGCCAAAGTGCTTTTGCCTGCACCTGGTCCTGCAATGACATTGATTACTTGCATCAATGTATTGTAGCAAAATATTTATTGGCCGTCAACTCAAATCCTGCCAATAGTCATAGGCTCATACGGCTCATATGACAAGGTCAATAATTTTTTTAACCTTAAAACACTCTGTTAAGTGAGCGTTTTGGTCCAATTCACCACGATGTCGTGTGCATTATGACAAACTGTGCTGTGATCTTCATTGAGCCAATGGAATTGACTTTGGTTGGTCTTTGGCAGTTGATCGTAAATCAATTCTCGAGTGCTGGTTTGTGTGACATCTGCTTTGCCGCTAAGGCACAAAACATTTATTGGTTCCAAGATCTTTTTGGCATTGAAAGTCATGTTACAAGGACCATCAGCATCAAAGTATGAAATGTAAATGCTGGGTCTGACTGTGCTGACCGTGACATCAACTGCGTCAAAGTCAACAAAATGATGCAGGCCATCATTGCCTGTTTCTAATAGTGCCCGGGCTTTACGCACACTCCAGGCACACTGAGCACGAATCTTCACAATGTGTGTATTGTGTGCAGGTGCTAGTAGTATCACTGAAGCAAAGTCTTGGTGCTGTGTGGCATAGTAAATTGCGGCATTGCCACCAAGACTGTGGCCTACTAAGTGAATGTGTGTTGCTCCTTGCTCTACAAGACGCTGTCTAGCAGATTTAATAGAAGCAATACTGGACTCAAATGATTCATCGTAGAGTCTATCATATGACCAAGCATGACTTTCAAAGTCTACTAGACTATGCTGTCGTAGTTGGTTGACTAAGGGATGCAGGGCACAGTCTGCAAAGGCTGGCCCTGATTTTTTTCCGTGTAGTAAGATGTAGCCATTCATGGCTACTAGTTAGTTACACCAACTTTGCTTGGCTTCTCCGTAATACTCGCGAGCAAATCCATTTTGGATCAGCAGACTGCGTAGACTCTTACCGTCAACAATGATGTCGCCTAGCACACGACCACCAAACTTGTCCCAGTCGGCAATGGCAACCCGGGCTACCTTGCTTTCAGTGATGACTTTCTTGGTAAACTCAGAGGCAGCGGCACCACGTGCGGCTTCGCTAGGGCATTGTGCTCTGTGACCTTTTTCAGGTGTGTCAACACCATACACACGAATTACCAAACGCTTTTTTAGCGGATCAGGTAACCATGGTGCGGCAAATTCCACTGTGTCTCCGTCAACTACTCTAGTAATCTGCCAGTCATATGTTACCATTGGCACTTGTTTTTGTGCGTGAACATTGCCAGTCAATGCCACTGCAAAAAACACAGCGGCAAAGAAATATTTTGTAACCCAGTTCATATAAAACTCCTTTATAAGTTAACGGGCTATTTATTAGAGGTCTAACAAACGTTGGATGTATTGTTTGACAAAAGCAATTCTAGTATTGAAATCGCTACGGCCAATGGGGCCGGCCGTGCCTGCTCTTCTGGCTTGAACAAGGTCTGCAGGAACACCAATGTTCATGCTCCCATAATCACCAACCCAAGCAGATTTCTCTTTGATTTTCCATTTAAGGCCATATGATTTTTTGAGTTGAACAGCATCAAGTAAACTGAAACCTCGGTTGTTGACCCAATGCACTGGTAACTTGGGGTCAGGGAATGTGTAACCATACCTGTTAGGATCTAGATTAAAAGGTGCTACCCAATTTTTATTTTTTAAAACTTCTGGTGAATGATTTTCAAGCCACAGCGGTTCTATTTTGGCCGCGTCTAAGGGAAAAGCCGGGTCCAACAACTCGTCAAGCCATGCACTGATTGTATGCCGGTCTTCGTTGGGCAAGCCCATAATAAACTGACCATCAGTAATGACATCACTGGGCCATTCGCGTTTGAGTCTATGCAGAGTTTCAACTACTTTTTGTCCTGTGATGCCTTTGCCAATGGCTTTGTTTGCTTCGTAATTGAGACTTTCAATGCCAAAGAATGCACCCGACACACCTATGTTGGCCAACATCTCAATGGTTTCAGGATGTGCGGCAATCAAGTCTAATCTCATAAATGCACCAAACCTGGGTCTGAATCCCAAGTTACTAAATGCCTGCTCACTGAGAATCTGTAGTTTTTCAACGCTGTCGTTGAAAGTGTCGTCTAAGAAAAAGTAATTGGTAGTGCCAAATTTTTCGTAGTTTTCAATCATTTGTTCTCGTAAAATAGCAGGGTCTTTGAGATAGTCCATTTTACGTCTACCGTTCAAGGGGTAAGAACAAAAGCCACATTTAAAAATGCATCCACGAGCAATTTCCATTGGCAGGGTTTCTCCAGGATTTACTAGATCCTCGGGTGCCCAAGTAAATTTAAAATTATTATAATCAAATCCAATGGCTCGAGGATCGTCACCAATGGTAAGACTTCCGTCGGGGTTGTTAATAGCCTTTAAGTCTACTGTTGAATCTTTGCACCATTGACTAAATCTTACCACTGTATTATCAGCATAGCCTTCAATATAGGTGTCAATGAGTGGGTATCCAATACCTCTAGCACGACCTTCCTGAGCGCGAGCGCCTCCCAGCACAAATTTTACTTTGGGATTGATGTCATGCACCACAGCACGAATATGCCGAAGGTCGGGTTCTTCAAACATCATGGTCTGAATTTTCAGCCTGTCGTGATCCTGCATCACTGTGCCAGGAGTATGGTCATCGGGTCCTGCACCCATTGTAGATATTTGTCTAAACCAAGTTGAACTGAATCCTATCCAAAGAGTCTCAGGACCCACAAATTTTTTAAACAGTTTCAATACTTGATCTAGACCCAA